AAACTCCCTTTACTTATTATTAAAGAAATATCTATTTGAATGTTCTTCCAAATGCCTATAAGCTTTTGATATATATTTGTCAAGACATAACTTTCTTTTACGATCACTCCATTCTTTCATTTGTTTTATAGTCTCTTCTTCATTTATATTAGGGTATTCTGACCTGATAAAATCAACAGAAGCAAGGACTTCAAGTGATAATGCAGATTGATAACCGTCAATTAATTTAAGTAATTGTTTTAATCTATCTACTTGTTCTACTTTTAATTGTTTTTTTATGTAGGCACTGATTTCATCTTTTTTACTATAATCTAATTCTAGGGTTTCAAATGGTTTTGCATTCATTTGTTCCATTCCTCTAAGATATTTGCCATTTAAACTTTTTATTAAATGGTCTACACCAACAGAGTAGGGACCAAAGAAGTCTTTTGTAAATTTCAATTTAGCAAAACAAGGTTCTCTTAACCTCTTAAAAAAGAAGGCTATTTTATTTGCTACAAATAAACTGCTATATTCACCTCCGCATAATTCGTAATAGAACAGAGTGTATAATATTAAGGCTCTAGCATCTGTTAATTTAACATCTCCTTTGAATTCTTGATTCTTTAAAACTTCCTTTACTGCTTCATTTGGCTCAAATATTTGTATGTCTACATCTGTTAATTCGCTAAGTCGTCCTTCCATCATGGATTTTACAATGTCCCAATTTAAGCCGCCGTTGCCGCAACCTAAAGGAGGGATCGCAATACTTTTTATATTATATTCTTTAATAGCTTTTACTAAAGCGTCTAATCCACTTTCAATGTAGGAATATTGTGATTTCTTATACCATACAGTTTTTGTAGGAAAGTTTATAATGATTTTTTCTCCGCTATCTGTTGTTGATTCTTTAGTAATAATCAACTTTCCAGGGACGAGTTGATTATTTTTGCACGCAGTTAGATAATGGTTAAAGTTGCTAGGGTATTTCTCTTTGAATTGAAGAGCTATACCTTTTCCCATTACTCCAACAGTATTTACTGTATTTACTAATGCTTGAGCTTCGGCTGATAATAAATCGCCAATAACATACTTAATCATTATTAATAGTATAGTTTTGATTTATCAATTTCTACAGGAATATCTAACCCTAAAGATGCTAATATATTTTCTATCTCTTTTTTTCTTTTATCTGTATATGTATATATTTTATTAATACAATTACATGGAACGAAATTCTTTACCATGAATTCAGCTTGTTTTTGTCTCATTCGGTCAGGAGTTTCTGGTGTTACACTCCAATATCTAAGAGGAATTACGTCCCAATTTATTTGGTCTAAATCTTTTGTTTCATTAAAGTATTCTGTAAAACTATCAATAGGATGTCCATCTGTGAATATCCATTCATTACATTGTTCTATAACATTGTATAGCTCTAAACATAAAAAAATAATGTCTTCCTGTGGCTGCATGGGTACTCCCCTCCCTGTTTTTATGTTTAGTAACATTGGTGAATGTCCACAAAAGTAAAAGGGGACATAATCACCTAGTACTCCACCTGGCTTTATGTCCACAGGGTATGTATCTCGTTTCTTTATTAGCGTATCATTCCCTATGTTGACATATTCTGTTGATGGCTGCATATAATTCTTGCTGCATATACCATTGGATAATACAAACTTAATATTGTCAAAATGTACCATTCTGTATATATATAATGGTTTTGGTGGTATTTTGCTCATATTATTATCAAAGTTAAGATTAAAACTCGATATATTCTATTTATTTAATTATTTAACTATGGATTTATCTTTTTTGAACATATCACCTTTCCCGGTCATTAGCCATTCGGCTGATATTCTGAAATCATTTATTAGGCCTAGCAACCAAGAAACTTGGAAGAATCCCAGAGAGTGGTTCTTTGACTGTGCATCAAAGTTGCGACGATCAATGTTGTATAGCCTGCAGTAAGTAGCTTTTCCACGCATCAGTTTGGCTGATACGAGAAAATCTATTGTCTGGAAGAATCTTGCAATTATAGATAAGGTTTCTTCTGTATATGCTCTTGGTTTACTCATTGTCCTTAGGGTTTTCTTTTTCTTCTGGTTATTAATTGTCTATCTAGTACGATTTCAGTTGTCCGAAGAAATCGTACAACTGACTTCCTTTCTTAGATAATTTGCGTTTTAGGTCACTCCAATATCTGCGAGGATTGTCGCTATCGGTAAGGACTGCAACAACGTCCACGATAGAGAAAAACCATTCTTCTTTCTTATCGTCCCATACAGCACGAATCTTCTTATCTTCGAATATTTTGATAGCGTCTTTCTTTGTCATAACAACTCGTATCTAATATACTGTAGATCACTTTTCAGACTTTCTAAGGCAGTTGTGTCTTCGTTGGATATAAGAGCCTTATCTATAGCTCTATTTAGTTGGCTGATACCATCTGCTAAAGCATCTTCATTTATTGTTCCTGTTGCTGCATATTGAGTGAAGGAACTTTTGATTAGGTCTATGGTGAATTTATTGTAGTCCATATTTGAATATAATATATCTATTTTATATTGTTATAATATAGTACTCCAGTTAATTGGGCTGGATATGGGTCATTGTTTATTAATTCATCTTCTAAACATATTTCAAGTCCTGTTCTATACCAGAAACACGCATACTTCTTATCTATAAAATATGGTTTACCATATATTTTTGAAAGGCTTGATATTAATTTTGAATGAGAATTTTCTCCATCAGTATCCCAACATATTAGTTTTAGTGATTTCATCTTTTTTCTTTCATATTTGGGATAGGGAACCGCCCATATACGGTAGTCGTTTATTTTATATTTATAGGCATATATACCGCTGCTACTATATTGAAATATTTCTCCTTGATTTAGAAGTGAATTGTATCTTTTATCGTATTCTTTTTCCGAATTTCCAAAGTGAACTCCCATAGGTAATGATTCCTCATAGTTGCCTCTATATTTATCTCTGATACTGTCTATTTGAGCTTCTGTAACATAAATCAAATCATCGTTTCTTTGATTCTCTTTTAGTACCGCTGAAAGTAAAGAATCAAATTCAGCTTGTGAAGTTTCTTTATAGTTATTCCTCACATTATTACATGATGAAAAAGAGCAAGTGATTATTAAAAATATTATGATTGTAATCTTGTTGTTCATAATTATTAGTATTTGGGTGTTTTATATGTTATTTCTCCAATCCTGATCCACTTGCATCGGCACATCTGGCAGCACTTTCCATGCGGGCATCCGTTTTTTTCCTTTCTTGAAGTATGTCTATAAGTTCTCCATTTTGTCTGATGAGTTCTGCATTCATTTCGTCGTGTCGCTTTCGCTCATCAATCATAGCCTGAACGAATTCGTAAGGCACAGAAGATGAATGCACTGTTTTGCTGTCTTGTTCAGAGTTTTTCAGCATATCTCCTTCTCCGGTTAATAACCAACCAGTGTTAAGTTCTGGATAGCGTTCAGCAATGCTCGTTACTTTCTCTGGCTGCATGGATACTCGCATATTGGCAATATAGCCATACGAAAAACCACACTTAGCTTCAAAGCTACGGACAGATATTCCTTTATAGTTGATAAACTCTTTTAATCTCTCTTTTACACTCATATATAAAATATTTCATTAAAATAATGAAAATATCTCATTATTTACTTTGTTTATAATGAACAATGCTATATATTTGTCCCGTTATAAGTTTTATAACTGAACAAAAATAGTTTAATCCTAAGTAATTAACAAATAAATGAGGAGGTAAAATGGAAAAATTGACATTGGAGTGCTATCGAGGTTTTATGCAATCTCCTAAGGTTACAGCTAAAGAATTAGGCGGCTTGTTTAACGCAACATTGATTATGAATTTAGGACGTCCCATTTAACGCAACATCATTATGACGATAACGCAACGCTGATTATGGGGAGGGTAGGAGGGCAAAAAGGAGAGTGCCCGAGATTCACATCCCGGACACTCCATTTAACGCAACGTTGATTATGACATCAACGTTGATACAAAGGTAATTAAAAAATGATTAATAGCAAATTTTATGGTAGAAATGGAAAGTATAACATTGAATCAGAGGACTTTTAGAGGATACTACGACGCATTGCCTGATAGAAAAGTATCAAAAGCTCCTAAGTCTGCTTTTGTGGACCAAATAGCCTCGGTCACTATGAAATCCACAAAGACAGTGCGTTGTTGGTTGTCCGGGGCGCAGAAACCGGATGCTTTGGCACAAGCTATGATTGAAAAGGAATTGGGGATACCTGCATCAGAATTGTTTCCGGAGGATTGAGTATGCGACCGATTGAATTCTATACGACACCGGAAGGTGAGGTAACTATCCGAGAGATGGGTATGCCGGAACGGCAGTTGAAAGAATCTGATACAGAATTCATTCAACGGTTCTTGGAAGTTCTTGAAGAATTCTATCCGGAGGCTTACAAGGCGTTACGTGAGACTTATGCCAAATACGACGGGAACCGATTGTGGAGAGATTTTCTTGCAGTGCGTCGATTCATTAAATGTAATTTCGGTCTGTATGATAATGAAATTGATATTGATGAAAATTGGAACTTTAAGTTTGAATTCGTAGGATGCCCGATGCGAGGTGAATGTGCAGGGTTCAAGGTTATTTGTCAGCCGAAATTCAACAGCAATTTATCAGATCGGCAACTTGAAATAATGCGCTTATGCTATGAAGGGTTATCCGATGAAGAAGTCGGTAAAAGAATGTTCCTCTCTTCCCACACGATTAACAATCATCGTCGTAACAGCTTCCGGAAATTGGGTGTTCACTCTATGGCAGAGTTTAATAGGTACGCAGCCGAGAAAGGATTATTTAAGACGGTCGTTTAACGCAACATTGATTCATTTAACGCAACACTGATTATGGCTAAAAAAGAAGTAGAAGAAAGAGAGCTTACCGGAGGTGAAATAGTTGTAGCCGCTATCATATTGATTTTGGCTCTCTATGTGCTTGGAAATGCTACCGAAGTATGTAGGATAGTAATTTCGTTAGTGATGATGATAGGGGCTTTAGTTCTGGTATACCAGGCGAAGTACCCAACTAAGAAAGGAGGTTGATATGACAGACCAACAATATTTAATTAAGAATCTTCTGATTGGCGCTGCCGAACTTGGTGCGGCTACGCAGAGGAAGTATGATCATCCACGTTTAGACTTGATAACTCAACGTGAGGCTTACAAGTTCTTTGAGGAACGGGACACAGTATACGGTGAGATATTTACTCATGGTGAAGCATGGGTGAAAAAGATGGTGAAGGAAGGCAAACTTCATCCCAAACGCAAAGGAAGATCAGATAACTCACCACTTATGTATTCCAAAACAGAAATGATTGCTGTTTACAATGCTGAATATGCGGTAATACATGGGATTTTTGACGGTACACAACTATAGTTGAATGATAAGTAAATAATTCGAATAAATACAGGTATGAGTAAAACTAATTTAAACATTCTTAGAGATAAGGCGTATAAAACAGCTTGTGAACATGGGTTTCACGAACAGGAATTGAGTAACGAGCATTGTTTTTGCCTTGTAATATCCGAACTCATGGAAGCTGTGGAAACTGATAGAAAAGGTAAACGAGCCAATGTTGATCGGTATAATAAGAAGATTGCTAACAGCCGCATTTGTCAAGGGTTAGACCCAGACATTCCCAAAGAGCGTGGTTACGAAGTCGCATACAATGAAACTATAAAAGGCTCAATTGAGGAAGAGTTAGCCGATGCTGTAATCCGCTTGCTTGACCTTGCAGGACTTCGAGGAATAAGCCTTGAACTTGCCAACGGAGATATTGATGACTGTATTGAAGATATGGCAGAAGCCTGTAAAGACGAAACTTTCACCGAATCAATCTATTCCATCTCTACACTTCCTGTGAGATATGATGGCTTATATGATTTCCATACTACCGTTAATGATATGGTACTATCTATCTTCGGACTTGCCAAATATCTTGAGATTGACCTATTTTGGCATATTGAGCAGAAGATGAAGTATAATAAACTTCGTGATAAGATGCACGGGAAGAAATACTAATTGAATGTGCGTGAGGAACGTGGGGGTGCCTGCCCTGCCTTAATAGATCGGCTTCAACCGACGTCATGCACATTTTTAATACATAAATACTATGATAAGGACAAAAGTAAAACTCTATTTGAAAAGTGAAGGAGGAGACACCGATTCTATAACAACATGGATTAATCTCCCGGAGCAAGAGGCACACGATCACTATATAGGTAAACGGCTTAATATAGGTACAGTTGCAGATCGCATGATGAAATGTCATAAGGTCGAAACCTTGAATGTGCAAGATAAAAAAACAAAGGGGGCAATTAACAAGGCTCCGATTATTTAATAACTCTTTAAATATAGCATTATGAGTACAGAAGAAATTAAGAAAAAGGCTCCCTATAATTTGAGGGAGAAGAAAGAGAAGGATGCAAAATACAGGTCATTAATCAGACCTGCTCTAGCAGATGAGTTATACGATAAGATTCTGAAAATTGTCGTTGCTCAAAAAAAGTACAAGGACCCAGATTACTCTGCTAAAAAATTGGCGAAGGAATTGAAGACGAATACTCGCTATCTTTCAGCAGTTATAAACTCTCGTTTTGGCATGAACTATTGCTGTCTGGTTAATGAATATCGGATTAAGGATGCTTTGCATTTATTGACTGACAAACGTTATGCCGACAAAAATGTGGAAGAAATTAGTGATATGGTTGGTTTTTCTAATCGTCAATCGTTCTATGCTGCTTTCTATAAGAATGTAGGTGTCACACCTAGAAAATATCGAATCGAAAACCTGTAATATTAACGCAACAAGATTATGGCAGATATAAGGATTGTGAGAATGAAACTCACTAATTTTAAAGGAATTCGTTCTCTGGAAATGAACTATGATCCGGAAGTGACTAACGTTTTCGGAGACAATGCGACGGGAAAAACTACTTTGATGGATGCTTTTCTTTGGACTTTGTTCGGTAAAGATAGTCAGAACCGCGCGGACTTCAACATTAAAACGCTTGATGCAGACGGGAAAGCTCTTCCTAAATTAGAACATGAAGTTGTTGTGGTCCTTTCGGTAGATGGAATAGAAACCGTTTTCCGTCGTTGTTACAAAGAGAATTGGGTGAAGAAGCGGGGAACCACTAAAGAGGTGATGGATGGACATAGTGTTGATTATTACGTAGATGATGTACCTTTGGGTAAGCGTGAATATGATACTAAAGTTTCAGATATTTGTCCGGAACAGCTGTTCCGGCAGATAACTAATCCTGCTTATTTCCCTTCTTTGAAGATGCAGGAGCAGAGGCGAATGTTATTTGAGATTGTAGGTGGTGACATAACTAATACAGATGTATTCGATGAGTTAATAACAATAGGAAACAAGGATTTATACACTCCACTTATTGATGCTCTCAATTCTGGTAAAACTCTTGACGAATATAAGAAGCAGGTTGTTTCACAGAAGAATAAAATTAAAGGTGAGGTAGCCGATATTCCTGGTCGTATCGAAGAGAACCACCGGAATATGCCAGAGGAAGAAGATTGGGTAGCCTTGTCTTCCGAGATTGAAGAAAAGGAAACCGAGATTAGAAACTATGATTCTCTGATTGCTGACAAATCAAAAGCTGACGAAGAGGAATCCGCTCGTAGGCGTAGTGTTCGTCTGCAGATAGATGATAAGTATGAGCGTATGGAAGGGATTAAACGCCAGATCAAAAAGGATGCCAATACAGAACATGATAAATGGTACTCTGATTTGTCAGCAGAAGAAAGCTCTATTTCTAATATGAATACGGATATTCGCTATTTGGAAAACAAGCTATTAACGCTAAATAACTCTTTGACGGAATATCAATCGCAAAGAAGTAAATTGTATGAGGAATATAAGAATATCAATTTGATGCAGTTTGAAGTTGATAGTTCATGCCTTGTCTGCCCTACATGTAAAAGAACATTTGAAGGTGAGGATTATGATAGTAAGTTGCAAGAAATGCAAGATACTTTCCAAACTAATAAATCTACTCGTTTGAATGACAATATCAAGAAAGGAACTGCACTCAAAACTAAGATTGAGGATTTAAAAAAACAGGTTCAAGACATTGAACAGGCTATCAAAGAAAAAAAGAATCTGTTATCTACTTTGGAAGTCGAGAAACAGCAGTTGCAGAATTCAGAGCCGAAAATAGTCGATGTTACGGAAGCTGTAGAACGGAATGAAAAGTATATTTCTCTGAAAAAAGAGATTGCACTATTGGAAGAGTCTCTAAGGACAAATTATACTCCTGCTGATGTATCGGAATATACTGCCGCTAAAAAAGTTCTTCAATCGGATATATATGCCCTCAAAGAAAGACTATCCAAAAGGGAACAGATTGAACGTACCCAGAAGCGGATTGATGAGCTGCAGTCTCAACTTTCGAATATGCAGCAGCAGATTGCCGACTACGAACAGATCGAAGCCTCGATACTTGACTTTATGAAATCGAAGGTCTCTCTGGTAGAGAAGCGTATCAATTCAGCTTTCTCCTATGTTCAATTTCGGATGTTCGATACGCAGGTAGATGGAACCGAGTTTGACACTTGCGAGTGTATGGTAGACGGTACTCCTTATTCCGATTTGAACACTGCAGCGAAGATGAATGCCGGTATTGATATCATCAATGCTATTTGCCGGGCAAAGGGTGTAACAGCCCCTATATGGTTAGATAATCGTGAAAGTGTGTGTAACCTTATCTCGTGTGCTTCGCAAATTATAAACCTCTTTGTAGAGAGAGGTGCAAAATTAACTATTCAATAATCATTTAACGTAACAGATTATGGCAGAAACAAATCAGAATCAAACAGGAGGTATGTTTGACAACAAAAGTGGAGCACAACCGGCTCCTGCACAACAACCGCAACAAAACCTTTCGATTGTCCAGAAAGATGTGGTTGATACTGTATTGTCTAAGATTAAAGACTTTGAAGAAGCAGGAGAGCTCAAACTTCCGACTAACTATTCAGCGGCAAATGCATTGAAATCGGCATGGCTTATTCTTCAAGAAACGAAGGATCGGAATGATAAACCTGCATTGGTGGTATGTACGAAAGAAAGTGTTGCAAATGCTTTGCTTGACATGGTCGTTCAAGGGCTTTCTCCGATGAAAAAGCAGTGCTACTTTATTGTATATGGTAGCAAACTTACTTTGCAACGTAGCTACCTTGGAACCCTTGCCATCGCCAAACGTGTGGGCGGTGTTAAAACGGCCATTGCCAATTGCGTATATGAAGGGGATGAATTTATATTCTCTGTTGATACGCAGACCGGGCTTAAAAAGATTATCAAACATGAGCAGACTTTGGAAGGTTTGGATGCAAACAAGGTTAAAGGGGCTTATGCTATTCTCACGACCGAGGACGGACGGAGTATTGTTGAGATTATGAATTTCGCCCAGATAAAACAGGCGTGGATGCAGGGAGCTACGAAAGGCGGTTCTCCTGCACATAAAAATTTTGGTGATGAAATGGCAAAGAAAACCGTGATCGGACGTGCTTGCAAAATTCTTATTGGTATGTCTGATGATTCAGCTCTATTTGATGAACCGGATGAAACGGAAACTGATATTGCTGCCGGACAGCGTGCGGTCCAAATAGAAGGGGCTGCTAATAAAAAGCGTTTAGGAGATATTGAGGACGCCAAGTTTGAGGAAGTGAAGCCTACTGCTCCTAAACCTGCCACTACCCAGCAACCGAAAGTAACAAACGATGCCCCTCCTCCGTATTAATTCAATTATGGCGAAGAAAGTAGATAACGAAAAAGGATTTCTGGTAATAGAGGTTTCGGCAGCGGAACTGTCTGCTAAAGCCGGAGGATATGGTATCTGTGACTATTGTAATACCCCTGCAGAAAAGGGGTATTATATAGCCGTTCTAAACCAATGGTATTGTCCTAAGTGCTATGATGAATTCTGTAAACGCGCAAAGTATTACCAAGAAGATACCGGAACGGAGAAGAGGAACTATGAGTTGTATTCTAAACTATTTGGAGTATGAAACTGAAAGTATTAGGAAGTAATAGTCTCGGTAATTGCTATATCCTTGAAAACAAGGATGAAGCATTGATAATTGAAGCAGGAATAAAACTGCCGAAGGTCAAAGCTGCGATGAACTACAACATCAAGAAGATAGTCGGTTGCCTGGTAAGTCATGAGCACGGAGACCATGCAGGATTTTACACAGAGTATCTAAAGATAGGATTTCCGGTAATTTCACCGGAAGCTGTTTATAAAAGCAAGGGATTCTCCGTTATGCCTCCATTCGCGAAGATCGCAGAGCCAGGCCGTGGTTATAGAGTAGGGAATTTTAAAGTGATTCCTTTTGAAGTACAACATGACGTTCCGGCTTTTGGTTATCAGGTAGATCATCCAGATATGGGAAGGCTTGTTTTTCTTACTGATACTTTCTATTGTGATTATACTTTTGATAATGTGAATCATTGGCTTGTAGAAGCGAATTATGCGGATGATATTCTTGATCGTAATATAGCAGATGGACGTATACCGATATCTATGCGTCCCCGATTGCTCAAATCGCACATGGAGATTGAGACTATTAAAGGGTTGCTATCAGAAAATGATTTATCACAGACACAGAATATTGTACTCATTCATTTGAGTGATGGCAATTCGAATGAGAAGAGGTTCGTGGACGAGGTTATCAGTTTGACGGGTAAGCCGGTGTTTGCAGCTAACAAAGGATTGGTTATAAATGTCAGTCGAATTCCTTACTAATTGTCTGCAAAGATTATGAAAAGCGTACCTGATTACATAGTAAAAGACCTGCTCCGGCTACTTCCTGTCCTTATTGAAAATGTTGATCTGGATGGTAAAAGTACCCGGGTGCAAAATGCAGTGAGATTAGTGAAAAATATAATAAAGAGACTATCTAAAATACAAGATTAATTATGCATACATGGTTTGAGTGTAAAATCCGTTACGAGAAAGTAATGGAAAACGGAATGCAGAAAAAGGTAACAGAACCTTATCTGGTTGATGCGCTTAGCTTCACGGAAGCAGAAGCGAGGATTATTGAAGAAATGACACCTTTTATCTCCGGTGAATTTACCGTTTCTGATATAAAACGTGCTAATTATAGTGAGATATTTACAAGTGAAGAAGAAGCTGCCGACCGCTGGTTCAAATGCAAACTTATTTTCATCACACTGGACGACAAAAGTGGTGCAGAAAAAAAGAATTCCACTCAAGTACTGGTACAGGCTGCCGACTTGCGCGATGCCGTGAAGAAGTTGGACGAAGGTATGAAGGGAACAATGGCAGATTATCAGATCGGCATGGTATCCGAAACACCTATCATGGACGTTTACCCTTATACAGAAACTAATATAGAAGAGCAGATTGGTACAAATGCCAATTCTCCGGTAGTAAGCACCTTCTTAAAGTCATTACCCGAAGGTTGTCGTACTTCCATCACGGTTGCCGGGAAACCTGTTATTATTGATAAGACAGGGGTATTAACGAGGGTTATACCGGACGAGGAACAGCGAGAGTAGTAACTACAAATCTATTGATAAATGGGGAGAAAGAATAAAATCGGACTTGAATATTTCCCTTTTGACATTGATTTCTTTTCGGATTTAAAGATTAGGAAATTAATCAAATACCAAGGTGGCAAAGCTGTAACTGTATATGCTCTCCTGCTATGTATTATTTATAAACAAGGGTATTACATGAGGTGGGATAAAGAGTTGCCTTTCATTATTTCGGAGCAAACGGGGTATGAAGAGGTGTATATTCAGGAGGTGATTAAGAGCTGCTTAGTAATCGGGTTATTTTCCAATGAGCTTTTTGAAAAAGAGAAGATCATAACTTCAAAAGGAATACAGGAACGGTATCAGTATATCTGCAATTTATCAAAGCGGAAATGTGTAATATCGGAGTTTATCCTTATTTCTTCCGAAGAAAAGCCTATTTCTTCCGAGGAAATACCCGTTTCTTCCGAGGAAATGCCTAAAAACTCCGGAATAAGTGCACAAAGTAAAGTAAAGGAAAGTAAAGGAAATAATAATACTCCCCCTATAATCCCCAAAAGGGGAGAAGCGAGGGAGCCGATTATAAATATTAGTGATATTAAAGATTTGCTTTTGAAAGATGAATTATGGAAAGAAAATGCTTGCCGACAATCTGGATTGAGTACGGAGTTCTTTTTAATGATTCCCCGACAAATTGATAATTTCCTTTCATGGATACGATCTACGGGTGCAGAAAGCACAGTTCTTACACTTCCTGACGCTAAACGTCGCTTTATTTATTGGTGGAAATATACAGGTCTAAAAGAGTGGAAAGATGAAAAAGAACGAATATCCGGAAAAACGAATCGGACAGGTGATAGCAGAAGCGCAAGCGATGGGGCAAAGCCTGACTACAACGAAGTTTTTTGATTTTATGTCTGATTTCTCGTATGCGCGGCATCTTGCATGTTTATGTGAAGCCGGTACGCAGATATTGGCTCGTGAGAATAAAACGTTTGTTGTAGATGAAAGTAACGAGCAGGTTATCCGTTTTCTGATTCACTACTTTAATCGATGTCGTTCTGCAGAGACTATCTATCCGGCAGATAAAGGCTATAAACTACATAAAAATATTGCTCTATGTGGTGATGTCGGTGCAGGAAAAACAGTTTTGATGCAGGCTTTTTCGGTGTATTTGCGGAGGATTAATAGCCCAATGCAGTTTCTGAATTTATCTGTCGGACAAATGGTGAACTATTACACGTTGCATAACAACTTGGATAAGTATACCTACAATGAGGATGATTCAAAGGCTTTTCAATATTCACCGATAAACATTTGCTTGAATGATATAGGTTTGGATTTGACAAACTTTTATGGCACAGGTACGAAGGATTTATGCAGTGAGTTTCTTTTCGCCCGGGCCGAGATATGGCAGTTTTATGATAAGTATTGCCACATGACGACAAACTTATCAGCTACACAGTTGAAAGAGTATTTTAAAGACGATTACAGTCGGATAAATGACAGGTTCAAATATTACAATTTGATTCATTTGTCCGGAGAATCAAGAAGATAACAATTAACGCAACTGATTATGACAAAGAATGATTTACCTAAAAGCTCACAAGAGCTTATTACCCGCTTTTTGCCCGATAGCGAGCAAGGGGGAGACGTCACACAAGTGGACGAGAAACAATTTCAAGAGGCTTTAATGAATCTCCATCTTGCAATGATGGGGAAAACGGAAAAACAAGTTTATACTCCCGTTTTTTCTTTTTGCTCTGGCACTTTGAACTCGGAGCTTCCGATGATCTGTATTCCTTCTAACAAATACAAGGAGGTTCAAATCTGTTTGAAAGATGGCTGGAGTTATCCAATTGCTACAATCAAACTATCCAATACAAATCGTTTGATTGATGCTGAAAAAACGTATGAAGACACAGCGAAATTGGGCTACGAGATAACCAGACGCTGGAATGCTTTTATCCCGAAAGGAGGTGAAGAATGATTAGCCTGCTGTATGTCGATTTGTTCTGTGGAGCCGGAGGAACTTCGACGGGAGTAGAATTAGCCTGTGTAAGTGACGAACAGTGTGCGAAGGTAGTTGCATGTGTGAACCATGATAAAAATGCCATAGCGAGCCACGCAGCTAACCACCCGGACGCATTGCACTTCACCGAGGATATCCGAACGCTTGAACTTTCTTCTTTAGTTGCACATGTGAACCGAATGAAGCAGATATACCCAGAAGCTCATGTGGTATTGTGGGCGTCGTTAGAGTGTACGAACTTTAGCAAGGCAAAAGGAGGGCTACCCAGAGATGCGGACAGCCGGACATTGGCTGAACACTTGTTCCGCTATATTGAAGCTCTGAATCCTTCGTATATACAGATTGAAAATGTGGAAGAATTCATGTCTTGGGGAGATATGGATGCTAACGGTAAACCTATATCCAAAGATAAAGGACGTTTGTACGAACGTTGGAAACGTAATGTAAAGAGTTACGGATATGAGTTTGAACATAAAATACTTAATGCTGCCGATTATGGTGCATTTACTTCCAGACGTAGGTTCTTCGGGCAATTTGCAGCAAAAGGTCTTCCGATTACATGGCCGGAACCTTCCCATTGCAAAGATGGAAAAATAGATATGTTTTGTAATCTGGAAAAATGGCGTCCGGTGAAAGATGTTCTGGACTTGCAGGATGAGGGTGAATCCATCTTTAACCGTAAAAAGCCGTTAGCAGACAAAACGCTTGAACGTATATTTGCCGGGCTCGTGAAATTTGTTGCAGGAGGAAAGGATTCGTTTATGATAAAATGGAATTCGATGAGCCGTAACGGTGGGTATAATGCTCCTGGTATTGATGAACCTTGTCCGGTGGTTAGTTGCCAAAATAGGTTAGGAATAGCCAACGTTCATTTTTTAAGCAAGTATTATAGTGGGGACCCAGATAGCAAAAATATTCCGGTTTCTGGGCCTGCTCATACTATCAAGTGCAAAGATAACCACGCACTTTTAACATCCGATTTTCTTGCCGCATATTACAGCAATGGTGATAACACAAGTTCCGTTAATAGTCCATGCCCGACGGTATCAACGAAAGACCGGTTTAACTACGTTCAGCCTCAATTTCTTTGTTCCTACAATTTTAATGATGCAGGTAAGGATATCAATGCTCCAAGTCCTACAATTTTAACAAAAGACAGGCTTTCACTTATAGCACCTGTGTTTATAGATCAGCAGTATGGACAGAGTAAACCTGCATCCGCAAATCAACCTTTAGGATGTGTTACAGCTAATCCAAAATATGCACTTGTCACTCCTTGGTTGATGAACACGAATTTCAGCAACGTAGGAAGTAGTTTAGAGCAGCCTGCGCAGACTATCACAGCCAACCGGAAGCATCACTATTTAATGAATCCACAATACCAAAGTGCAGGTAGTTCAATAGATAACCCTTGTTTCACACTGATTGCTAGAATGGATAAGACACCGCCTTACTTCATATCTACGAAACACGGCGTATATGCTTTCCATAACTATTATGGTTGGCTTTCAGAAGTAATACAGAAACGTCCGGTTTTCATTTTCAAAGATGTCGATTCGCTTTGCCCTCCGATATGGAAGATTATAAATTTCATGGTACTATATCAGATTGTCGATATAAAGATGCGGATGTTGAAGATTCCGGAACTGAAAAGAATTATGGGATTTCCAGAGGACTATGTTCTCATTGGTACACAAGCCGAGAAGAAAAAGTACATAGGAAATGCGGTTGAAGTGAATATGGCACGGGTTCTCTGCGAAGCTGTCAGCAGGAAACTACGAGAATTAAGAAAAGTGGCAGCTTAGTTTTATTCAAATTAGTAAGATATGAAAAACGTAGAACTGTTCAACGATCATTTCCAAAACTACAAAGTTTATGGAATCCCCAAAGCGCAGTTAATTATTGCCGACGTCCCCTACAATCTAGGAAATAATGCTTATGCCTCTAACCCTTCATGGTATGTGGATGGTGATAATAAGAATGGAGAAAGCGATAAGGCAGGCAAACAATTCTTTGATACCGATAAAAACTTTCGCCCTGCCGAGTTTATGCACTTCTGTTCCCAAATGCTTGTAAAGGAACCCAAAGAAAAAGGCAAAGCTCCTTGCATGATAATCTTTTGTGAATTTGAGGATCAGTTCCGGTATATTGAACTTGGTAAGAGATATGGGCTAAATAAATACATTAACCTTGTATTCAGAAAAGATTTTTCCGCACAAGTATTGAAAGCCAATATGAAGATAGTCGGCAACTGTGAATATGGATTGTTGCTTTACCGTGATAAGCTTCCCAAATTTAACAACGATGGTCGGATGATATTCAATTGCTTTGATTGGGTACGGGATAATGAAACGCCAAAAGTTCATGATACACAAAAGCCTGTTCCACTTCTTCGTAGGTTAATAGAAATCTTTACCGATAAAGGCGATGTCGTAATTGATCCATGTGCCGGCAGTGGTTCCACCTTATTAGCTGCCGTCCAGTTGGGACGCAGAGCATACGGATTTGAGATTAAAAAAAAGTTCTTTGCTGATGCGAATAAATTAGTATTGTCGCAAGTGCAACAAGCACTATTTCAATAATTCAAAATAATAAAGAAAGGAATAAATAATGAAAAGAGCAAAAGAAGCTTTAGAGATAGTAAATAAAATAGATGAAAAGTACAATCAGACTGGAGCTATCAAACAGTTTACGATTGATATGATTGAGCATTTTTCAGAAGAACTGAATGGATGTGTACTTGGTGAGAGCGAAGTGTCCGAAGAATCTATTCTCGGAAGTTTGAGCTACAAAGCCAATACCGCATTGGAAATATGCGACGACGGTCTTACTGATTTTTATGTGATACAAGAATTGTATGACGCTATTAACGAATAACAGAACAAAAAAGAAGTATTTATGAAACAGATTAATTTAGACGCACTTAGCGAACGAGCATATAATATTGCTTGTGAACATGGATTTCACGATGTAGAATTGAGTGATGAACATTTCTTGATGCTTGCTATCAGTGAATTGTCCGAGGCTATTGAGGCTGATAGAAAAGGAAAGCGGTTCGACAAGGAGAAATATGAATATAACGAGATAACTGAATGCCAAGGATGGCTTACAACAGAAGAAAAGTTTATCAATGTTTTTAATCGATGTATTAAAGACACTGTTGAGGACGAACTTGCTGATACTGTTATTCGCTTGTTGGATTTATCCGGGTTAAAAAAAATATATCTGCATCCTATGGCTATTCCGGTTCAGCGGTCATGTCTTGCCAATTCAATGACGGTTTTTTGCTTTGATGTTATTCGGGTAATATACCATGAAAAGGTTGATTTGGAAGATAGGATACGCTCAGTTATATCTTGGCTATTTGAGAAGTGTGAAGATGAGGGAGTAGATCTTCTTTGGCATATTGAACAGAAGATGAAGTATAATGAACTTCGTGAAAAAATGCACGGGAAGAAATACTAATACTCAAAACAAAGACAAAAATGAGGTAAACCGAGCCTAATAAATCGGTATTTGTTCTTTGACATGTTGGATTTACCGCTTTAATAGTTGATATTTGTTAAATATGCAAATATAACATCATATTTTTGCATTTATATTTGCATGTGCAAAAATAAACCCTTATATTTGCAATACAATAATAAAACAAGTAACAACAATTAAAAAATAAAGATTATGAAAACTACCATCGAAACAACAGTAGAAGGATTTGAAAATGCAATCATTAGTGAAAATGAAGAAAGTTGGTTTGTTGATTTAAGAACGGGTATGGGTGAAGCCGAATATCCTAAATGTGACTTTACTCTTGAAAAGGCTATCGAAGATCAGGTTAATATGAAGTTTGAATAATGACTAAGACATTTGTTCTTCTATTTAAAGAGCCGATGAAGATTTATACTTATTCATCCTTGTCGGCTATATTTGAAGAGTTTGCAAAAGAAGAATTGGGGGTATCCCTTTCTACTTTACAAAAAAGGGACTTTTCTTTTGATTCCTACGATAATGAAAAAGTTCACATAGAACTTAGTTTAACTAAGACACGAGGTGATATTATAAGAGAAAAAGAGAAGTTTTTATAATCATAATATTTAGGCGGTAAATTCAATTCTACCGCCTTTTTTGTGCCTGGGCGGATAAAGTTCAGGCACTTTTTATTTAACTAATAACAAAAGAGTAATGAAGAAGATTGTAAAATGCGAAGTCGAACTTCCTGCCGGAGTTGAAAACGATGGAATGCTAGAAGACTTATTATCTACTAAAATCGAAGATGCTTTCGCTGAATCGTATGGTGTGAATGGAGATGATATTATTGCGTATAATGTCGAAGTGATAAATGAATAACAAATAAAGAAATGAAGGACATAGAATTGAAAATAGCTGAAATATTAGGGCGTGTTGCTCTTGATAATGATATGAAGATTCCTGATGATATTCAGCGATTAGCGAGAGCTACAAGGTATTTGGCTATTCAGATTGAGAAAAATGCTAAAGGTGTGGATATGTCGCAGGATATTATGAAATATACTGTAGCTATATTGGATAATACTATTGCGAAAGCTGTGCCGAAAGATACTAGAGTAGTGTCTGAAACGAGAAGAATTGACGCAACGTCAACGATAAGGTCAGATAAATAAAAAATAATTATGAGTAAAACGAAGATTATTATTCCCCACGAGGGAGTAAACGAAATTCCAAAAGGTTATAAACCTCTTATGACAAGCGAAGGAAAGTTAGTCGCCATTGTTCCGGAAGGAATGACAAAGAATGATGTGTACTGGATAAAGACTGAAAGGATTATTCCGGTTATAGATTGGGAACAACGACGTTATGAATTGGCGAAAGCTGCAATGCAAGGGTACTGTGCTAACTCGCTTGAATATGTAGTTAGTTCTGCCAATCATGAAAATATTGCCGAATGGTCTGTTTCAACTGCTGATGCAATGATTAAATTATTGAAAGAGATGATGGAATCAGTAAGCCAATTGATTGAATCAGTGAAGTCCGGTGGTAGACCTTCTTTTATCGGGGTTCTTTTAAGTGAATCCCAGATTGAAGAGTTGCGGCCTTATGTGGATGATGAGTACTATAACAATGTATTAAAATCCCGGCTGAAAAAAACTAATTAACTATCTGTGGCTAGGACTTGTAAACATCTTGTATTCGTTTTCTAGCAACTTTTTTACACGTGGTTTATTGATGTATTGCGTTGTTTGCTTTCTAACTATTCCGTTCTGCAGAAAAATAATTGTTTTGTTTTGCTCTCGGACTATAAAGCTCAATGCTATAATCACAAAGATAAGTGCTAGGTAGCCCAAAGCGATTAAATACACTATTTCTCTGTTGAAATAGAAGAAGTTTTTTAAAGTTCTAAAGTTGCTCATGCTTGCTATGTTTTTAAAAGAACGTGCCCGAAAATAACTACGCCCTTCATAGAGGTGCGGCAAACAACCCAACAAGGAAGCATAGATACAACGGGCACGTATATTGTGATAATGCAATACACGAACACCGTCCATTCTATTTCCTTGTTTTGAAAATTGCCGCTTTCTATGAAGGAGAGACTGAACGTCAATCGATACTCTATTTAAGTATCGGTGCAAATTTAATAAAAAGATTACAAAAACTTATCATTATGGATGCAAAACAATTTTTCAAGAGAGTTTCTTACATGCGGAAACTTCAAAAGGAATACTTTCAAACTCGTTCTTCTACTGTTTTGCGGCAGTGTAAGCAGGTGGAGAAGGAGATAGACGATGAAATTGAGAGAGCGAATAAGATAGTTGCGGAGCAACAACAACCAAAGCTTTTTTGATTATGAAGCGAATTTCGTTTAACACTACTGATGCTGACATCTTCCTTCGTATAGCTAAAGTCGCTAAGAGTGGAACTTTTGACGGCTCCGCGCATACTGATTATCTGGAAAGCTGCCGGTGGTTTGTAGAGCGATATGATTGTATTATCATTCTTACTCGTGATGTTGGATATCATACATCTGGATGGTGGAAGAATCCAGACTACGAACGTTGTTATCATTTGTCTATCTCTTTTCCGGGTGGGCGAGATATTAGGAAGTTAGAACACATTCTGGAAAAGTTCTTCGGGAATAATCGTCGTTTATTGTGGTGTGAACCTCCATATAGTAAACAGGGTAAACAGGCAGAAGTGTATCATTATCGTTTGTTTTGTAATGAGAATTGGCAACCAATAATGCCACGTGGAGAAGTCTATTCTAAACAGTTTACCGAACAGGGGTGGAAATCATATTCAGAACTACATGGTAGAAATCAATAACAAATAGTAATCATGAGAAAAGAACAAACCAAAGTTTATGTATTGATGCTTTCGAAGGAGTTTCCTAAAGAGCATCCGAAAGCCGGAGAACAAACCGGATTTAAAGAAAAGTTAGAGCTGGCGTTGAAAGCGCAAGAGCAAGCAGAAGAATGTGCTACCTGCGGTGGTGACTGCAAAACTTGCTATTGTCCTCCGGTATCTGGGATGATGAAAGTACACACTATCCGAACCAATTTAGAACGTTGGTCGGATATCATGCAAAAAGTACAGGAAGGGAAAGCTGTTATCTCTGTCCGGCAATGGAAAGGAAGGCCCTACGAAAAAGGGAATGTCCAGGTAGAACTTTTCCGTCTCGGCAAAGATGATGGCGTAGGACTTCAAACCTTGAGTGTCATGGAGTATACCGATGTCGGCGACGGGATAGAACGTGCAGTTTATTGTATCGACGGGAAACCAATGCCGATGCTTACTCTGAAACAAATAGCGGAGAACGACGGGCTGACTGTTGAAGATTGGAAAGCGTGGTTTACTGGAATAACATTCGACAAGCCGCTGCCGATCATACACTTTACCAAATTTAGATATTGATTATAAACCATTAAAATTTACGATTATGCAAGACGTAGAGAAAAGTTTAAAACCTCTTCAAGAGGGAATTATTAAAGAATCCGGATTAGAAGTACTTCACAACAACTTGAAGTCAGAAGAAAAACCGACTACAGTAAAACTGAATCCGGCAATCATTGTTCCGGTCCCATTGAAACGAAAACGATTAAGCGATGAATTGATTGAGGAACTGAATGCCACCTACGAACGTCCGGCCATCTGTAAAGATAAACATGGAGAGTACAAAGAAGGTGCTTTCCTACACGGTTCCAATTTGGTTATGACAAGTATATTAGAAGGACGTTGGCATCTGACTGTGAAATCAGATAAACCGCTTTCAATCTATGAAGTAAAAGCTGCACGGTATAAGTTTATTCCGGACGATGCTTACATGACACTTGTTTTCCCAAAAAGGTCAGAACTTGAAAAGTTTACTTCTCCACACAGTATGCAAATGATAGAGATTCAAGTCACCCAAAAAGAATAATTTTTGAGAGGGGGGGACTATAGGGGGGGAGAGGTGGTATTTTGTATAGTTTAAAAAGATAGTTTGAAGATGATTAAAAAATACGCTTTTGTTATCGGCATAGATACCGGAGTAAATACCGGAGTTGCCACATGGAATGTTACTGCAAGAAAGTTTGAGTTGATAAAGACTACCGCAATTCATAAAGCAATGATGTATGTGATAGAAATGTATAAAACGTACGGAGGAAGTATGTTAGTTCGTGTTGAAGATGCGCGATTAAGAACATGGTATCAATCTAGTTATAAGACAAGAGAAGAAGAAAGGGAAATGCTGCAGGGGGTTGGATCAGTTAAACGTGATGCTAAGATATGGGAGGACTTTCTAACTGATATTGGTATACCCTTTGAAATGATTCATCCTAAGGATTCAATAACTAAAGTCAATGCTCTGACATTCAGGAATATAACTAAATACGATAAACCGACGAATGAACATTCTCGTGATGCTGCGATGCTTGTGTTTGGGTATTAGACAGTAGGTTGATATTGGATATTGTGCGTTTATTAGACGATTTTTCTTTTAAAGATACGTTTAATAAACGCACTTTCTTTATATTTGCCAAGTAGTTACAGATGTTACATCTTAAAAATTAGTGTGAAAATGGAAGGATTATCAAGTTTAGAGGGTTGGGCTCTGATTGCGACATACTTTGTTGCTATGATGATGCTCGTTGTGTTCCTACGAAAACACAAAAAGACGAAAGAAGAATTTTTGGTTGCTAACCGATCTATGCCGTGGTTGCTTACAGCTTTTTCAATGGCTGCTACTTGGGTGTGGGCTCCGTCGATGTTTGTTGCATCGGAAAAAGCATATACGCAAGGTTTAGCCGGTGTGTTTTGGTTTGTAGTTCCGAATGTTCTTACATTGATTCTGTTTGCTTTCTTTGCCAATAAGATGCGTAAGCTCCGGCCGGATGGTTGGACATTCTCGGATTATATTCGTGAGAAGTATTCGAAACGTTGCCATAATCTGTATCTCATTGAATCGTTCGGGCTGCAGACGATGAGTTTTGCCGTTCAGTTGCTGGCCGGAGCAACCATCTTTTCAAAGATTACAGGAATATCGTTTACAGCAACTACTATTGTCATGGCTGTATGCCCGCTTTTGTACACATTTGCAAGCGGGATTCGTAGCAGTATCGTTACTGACTTCTGGAAGATGCTTTGGATCGTGATTGTTTTATTGCTTGGATTGCCTATAATGTTTTCAAGTGCCGGACCGAATGCACTGTTTAATGGTCTAGGTGGTATCACTGGAGATTTTGGTAGTTTATTCTCTGCTACCGGAATAATGGTGGCCCTGTCTTTTGGTATTCCTACAACAATCGGTCTGTTGTCCGGAACCTTCGGGGACCAGATGTTCTGGCAGCGGGTGTTTTGTGTGAAAGCTGACAAAGTGAAGCGCACAATGATAACCGCTGCCTTTATTTTTGCCGCTGTACCTATTTCTTTGGCTGTATTTGGCTTTTTTGCAGCCGGAACAGGTTTGGCTATATCCGACACACAACTGACAAATGTAGGGGCTGTGATGGCTTTCTGTCCTAAATGGTTCTTATACCTGTTCTTTGTGCTTATACTTTCCGGACTGATATCAACCGTTGATAGTATTATTTGCGCAGTGAGTTCCGTTGCCGGACATGACGTAGTGAAACGGTTATCCATGAATGAGAAATGGCATGGTCGGATTCAGAAGAATATTTTTCTTTTTATCCTTTTTGCCAATGAAGTACGGGCAGCCCGATTCGCTATGATTGTTGTTACTATCATCGCTATTCTGATAGCAAACATTCCTGGTCTAACGATTTTATATCTTTTCTTGCTGTATGGGACCCTACGTTCCTCGGTAATGCTCCCAACGGTGTTCGCTATTCTCGGCAAAAGAATGAGCGAAAGAGGGCTGTTTTACGGCATCCTAACGAGCATGATTGTAGGTTTACCAATATTCGCTTATGGGAACTTCACAGGTAACATTCCGATGATCGTATTCGGTTCTCTTTTCACCATCCTGGCATCAGGGATTATGGCAGTTCGTCGTAAACCTTTGCAGCGTGGCTCAATGGAAGTGGCTATAAAGATAGACCGAACCGATATGGACAAACGTATTGCAGAGATAAAAGCGGTACATGGTGAATACTTAGCTTGTGCAGAAAAGATGGAAGCTCACATTCGTACATTTAGAGCATTGACCGAATCTGCAAGAGGAACAGCAAGGGATATAAGAAAATCAGTTTCTCAATACAAACGGTTACAGGGGAAGAAGTCACTGAATAGAAAAAAATCACGTAGAAAATGAGAAAGCTATTTATCATCATTACATTGATTGTTGTGTCGTTGGTAGCCAGAGCGCAAGTTTACGACGGTATTACTCAACCAACCAAGTTCCGGATATTCATGCCGGTTACTACTTCTCTGCATGGTAACGGTTCTACCGTTGCTCCTTTTGTCGGCTATCGGGCAGATGTTGCGAAGTGGTTATCTGTTACTCAGGTGTTGCAGTATAACATGACATCCGAAGCTGTTTCCTTTGGCGCATGGCTGAATGTGAACTATCAGCAACGGTTTTATCTTTTGGCACGTTCAACGTACAATACGAAAGAAAAGATGTTCACCGAAACATTGTCCGGTACTATAAAACTCCCTGCTGGGTTCATGATCGATGCGACTTGGGATAATTTGTACAATGGTCGGAAGTTCATGGACGGTGACCGTCTGCAGGTGCTTGGAGGTCTGGATTATGGACGATTCGTTTTTAATGCCGGATATTCTATGCGTGCGCTGCCTGGATTCGTGACAAACATCCGGTTTAGGGTGACAAAGTATAATTGGCTACAACTGAAATACGATGAAGGTGCAAGAGCTTTCATTACGAGTGTGGCTCTACAATTCAATGAGCTATGAAAGCGGTTCTGGGTAAAAAGCAAACATCATCGCACACTGACTGGCTTCGTGTATTCTCCAACATCGAGCAATATGTATCGAAGCAGGAAACGGATAATCTGGTAGATCGCTTAGTCGAGCAGGTGAAGCCACATATCCACGGCAAACGTGTTGCTTATGCTTGGAGTGGTGGAAAAGATAGCATTGCTCTTGGTTTTATAATGGAACAGGCCGGAGTACATGACTGTTTGCTCGGGCGTTGTAATCTGGAATATCCAGCTTTTATGCAATGGATAGACAAACACCGACCGGTAGGACTGGAAATTATCAACACGGGGCAGGACCTTAGATGGTTGGCATCTCATCCAGAGATGTTGTTTCCGAATGATTCATCTTTGGCTGCAAAGTGGTTTAGCATCATCCAACATCGGGCGCAAGATGCCTATGTGAAGAATCACAAAACGGATATTCTTTGTCTTGGTCGAAGAATACAAGATGGGAACTATGTAGGGCCAGGTGGAATGTACACCAATACAAAGGGTATCACCCGTTTTTCTCCTATTGCCGATACCAGGCATGAGGAAATTCTTGCGATCATCCATTATTATCATCTTCCAATGCCTCCGATTTATTCTTGGCCGCGTGGCTTTCGTGTTGGTACACATTGTTGGGCTTCACGCCAATGGTGTGGTAGCGTAGAAAATGGTTTTAGGGAAGTTTACGAAATAGATAGTAGCTTGGTAGAGGAAGCTGCTAACTATATACCTTCTGCGAGGCAGTTCTTGCAGGAGAAAGTTTAATCAATCAAATTTTGTGTAGGAATGAAAAGGAAGTTAGAAACAAAGAAAGTACTCCTGTCAGAGTTGAAGGAGTTTCCGGGTAATCCAAATGTGCATCCGGAGGAACAAGTGAAGGCTATTGCCGAAAGTATGGAACGATACGGGCAGTATTATCCGATCATCGTTGATGAAAACATGATGGTTCTTTGCGGTCATGGCAAGAAAAAGGCTTTGGAATATCGTGGAGAGAAAGAGGCTTCTATTACGGTCATGTATGGTTTGACTGACAAAGAAAAGAAAAAACTCGTTCTGGAAGACAATAAGATTCAGACAATGTCTCATGTGAATTTTGGGGACGTGGAGAAGATTATTAAAGAAATTGGAGATGTTGATATTATCGGCTTTACTCCAGAATATCTGGATGCGATCATCAATGAAGTTAGCACTGACAATATGGGAGTGAATTTTGCGGAACCGGTAAAGAAGGAGCAGCAGTTCACATCAGAGAAAGAGGTTGCCGACATTCAGGAAGTCGATGAAATTGAAGCTGGCATGCAAACAGCCCGTACAATGGTGTGTCCGCATTGCGGCAAGGAGATAACAATTTAATCATAGAGCTATGGATAAGAATGTTGATTTATTCAAACCACTTCGGGAAATTCAGTTTGTAGACCGGGATAAGGTGAAGCCGAATGACTATAACCCCAACAAGGTTCTGGAAAAGAATCTGAATCTCCTTATGCAAAGCATCTTGACGAATGGTTTTTGTTTTCCCATCGTAGTGCGTCCGGACTTTACGATCATTGACGGGTTTCACCGTTGGCTTGTGTCCGGCAGGGAACCGCTAAAGACAATGCTCGGCAATAAGATTCCTATTGTAGTAGTGGCACATAAAGACGAAAGTCAAGACATGTATGGTACTGTCACTTTCAATCGTGCCCGTGGTACTCATCTGCTTGAACCAATGGAAAATATAGTGAAAGCTTTATTGGAGAAGGGAAAAAGTGTGGATGAAATCTCTAAGGAAATAGGGATGAGTAAAGAAGAAATCTTCCGGTTATCAAAGATTGACAGGGAAGAGTTTCTAAAGCTCATTACCCAACGTGGTACGCAAAGATTTAGTAAAGCCCAAATCATTCGCAGATGTACGTAAAGGATTTAGATATAAACGTTGTTGATGCTACCGAGCGTAGGATTCTCGAAGCATTCAATAAGAATCAAAAAGTTGCCGTCAGTTTCTCTGGCGGCAAAGATTCTATATGTATGTGCGATATGCTGATAAAGACAATGCAGAAATATACAATTCCGTTTAGTCGCATTATCGTAGTGTTCTTTGACGAGGAAGCCATTTATCCAGATGTTGAGCAGATTGCACTTGAATGGCGCTCACGTTTCATGTCCTTGGGGGCAAAGTTTTATTGGTTCTGTTTGCCTATACGCCATTATAATTGTTGCAATAGGCTAGCGAATGATGAAAGCTTTATCTGTTGGGAGCCAGGCAAAGAAAGCGTGTGGGTGAGACCTATGCCTAAGTTTGCTATTCGCAATCACTCGAAGTTTCGTATGGGGATGTCATATCAGGAATTTGGGGCGAAGATTTTTAAAAGCGTTCCTCAAATGATAGGTCTAAGAATGGCAGAATCTATTCAACGCCGACAGTCCATAGCATCAATCAGGATTTCTACATTTCTTTATCCAATATACGATTGGCGTGATAATGATGTTTGGCTGTATATCAAATTGAATAACCTTACTATTCCTATGACCTATATCTACCTGTATAAGACAGGTGTACCGTTGAATAAACTTCGTATTAGTCAGTTTTTTAGCATTGATACAATCAAGTCATTACCCAAGGTTATGGAGTTCTACCCGGATTTGTATGAGCGGGTGATTCGCAGAGAACCAAATGCAGACCTTGTTATGCTTTATTGGGATACTGATATGTTCCGGAGTTCTAAGCAAGACCGGAAGTTTGAGCAAGATAAGGAAAAGGATTATCGGGTCATATTCCGAGATACAATGAAAAAGGCCGCTTTACATCAAGACTTATATCCTGGTTATAAATTGGCTAAACATCTTTATGTTAAAATGTCCGGTAGGGAATCTTCAAAAACGTGTCAGTTGTCTTATCAGTTATTGATAGCGGGGGACCCGAAGAAACGTTCCTATCGTGCTATTTTAGGGGCTATCTATAGAGAGAGGGGAGGAGGAATATAAAATGCCTAAGGCCGAAGAGGACATTCAGAAAGATAAAGAAAAGTTGCTCGATTCATTGAAGGAATGTAGCGGTATTGTCACGTTTGCCTGTGAGAAGGTTGGACTCTCACGGCAGACGTTCTATCGTTGGTATCGTGAGGATGCGGAATTTAAAGAACGTGCCGATGCTATCAATGAATTGCAGATCGATATTGCCGAGGCCTCCCTTCTGAAAAAAATACAGAAGGGAGATACTACGGCTATCATATTCTATCTGAAAACCAAAGGCAAAAGTAGAGGATATACAGAACGTAAAGAGATTGTCGCCCCTGATGGAGTGGGGGTACAGGTAACAAGCAAAGACTTTGATGTGTCGAAGTTATCGGAGGAAGAAAGAAAAGTATTGTTGGGTATTGCAGAAAAGCAGGATAAAGCAGCAAAAGAGTGAGTTTAGGACAGGTAGATATATTGAGCATGGCAAGAGCCGTCCAGGCGGATGAATGTAGGAAATCCTTTTTCTACTTCGTGAAAACGTTTTGGGCGGTTATTATACCGGAAACTCCGGTTTTTAATTGGCATATTCCGTATCTGTGTGAAGAACTTCAAGAGCTATCTGGCTATATCGTACGCAGAGAGAAGAAGCCTTATGACATCGTGATAAACATTCCACCTGGTTCTACGAAATCGACAATAGTGACTATTATGTGGCATGCATGGCTTTGGACGCAGGATGCACGGTTGAGGATTATTTCAAACTCCTATTCGGGTGACTTGTCGTTAGAACATGCTTCGAAGTCGAAGGACATCATCACTTCTGACTTGTATCGTACTTTGTTTCCGGAAGTGGTGATAAGACACGATAAGTCCGGTAAAGGTAGTTATGAGAACATAAAGGGAGGCGCCAGATATTCTACTTCGACAGGTGGTACAATTACTGGAAAGCACGCGCATGTGATTATCAACGACGACCCTGTAAATCCCAAACAGGCGGAGTCTCCTGCAATGAGATTACAGGCGAATGACCATACTAAAACGCTTTCGTCCCGTAAGGTTGACAAAAAGAATACTCCGATGGTAACTATTATGCAAAGATTGCATGATGATGATGTGACGGGGTATCTGCTGAAAAAGAAAAAGGATAAGATTAGGCATATATGCCTACCAGCAGAAGTGTCGGAGAGGGTGAATCCTCCGGAGCTGAAAGAACGTTACATTGACGGGCTTCTGGACCCTGTACGTATTGACAGGGAGGTGATAGATGAAGCAAAGATTGACCTCGGTAGTCGTGGGTATGCCGGACAGTATGAACAGGCTCCTTCGGTTGAAGGTGGTAATATCGTCAAAGCAAGTTGGTTCGGGCATATTCCTTTGTCGCAATTCCTCGCTATTCGTGGCGGTGTTCCGATTCACTTCTTTCTCGATACTGCCTATGATGAGAAAAAACAGAAAACGGACAATGACCCGTCCGGAATACTTGCTGCATGTCGGATACAGAACTGTTTGTACTTGTTCCATGCGCAAAAGGTCTGGAAGGAGTTTCCTGAATTAATGAGGTTTATTCCAGATTATGTGCGGGCACATGGATATGATAGCCGGAGCACGATCAGAATAGAACCGAAGGCAAATGGTATAACTGTCATTCAGGCAGTAAAGAAGTACACTAAACTGAATGTAACCAGAACACCAGCACCAACGGACAGCAAGGAAGTGCGACTACACGGTGTCTCGCCTAAAATAGAGTGCGGCCGGGTGATATTGGTGGAAGGTGATTGGAACGAAGAGTTTATAGATGAGGTGAGCCAGTTTCCGGCAAAGACACATGATGAGTATGTAGATATTCTGGTTTATGCAATCAATTATCTTCTGGATGATGATTATGCGGAATTATCAGATGAAGATGAAGAATATATTTTAAGTGCTTTAGGTGGTTAATTTTTAATGTTGTAATTATGGGATTGTTTAATTGGATTGTTAATGGTGTGAATGCGGCTGTTGGTCGCAATCAGGAGTTTGAACAGTTGTTGAAAGCTAAGGATGTGAACCGCGCGCTTTCACAAATGACGGATAACTCTGCAAAGGTTGAAGCTGCTTTGAAGGTATATGATACCCAGCAGCATGAGGTGATGAATAGGCCGAATAAAGCGGTGTTTGGTAAAAAAGACCCTGCATCGGGTAAACGTAAGTTTCTACGTTGGGAAGAAAAATGGAAGATACCTATTCCCTATCCGGTTTTTATCAATGAGATAGCTCTCGTATTCTTGTATGGTCGTCCTCTGAAATGGACGCAATCATCTAAGGGGACAGACCGGGCTTTTTCCAGATATATCGATTTGATTAAAAGTACCCGATTCAATGCGAAGGTTCGCGAAGCAAAACGTCTGGCAGGCGCGGAAGGGCAAAGTGCGTTGCTCTTTCATACCTATCGGAACGATGAAGGCAAACCGGATTGCCTTATCAAAGTCGTAGCCAGAAGTCTGGGTGATGATATATATTTCCGTAAAGACCAATTCGGACGAATGATGTGCTTTGCACGTGGGTATAACTTACAGGAAGTAGGCGGTGAAATCAAATACCATGTTGATATACATACAAAGAATACGATATATCACTGCAAACGTGCTCCTATGGGTTGGGATATTGAGGAAGAGGTGAATCTTGCAAAGAAGATATGCGTGGTTCTTTTTGAGCAGGAACCGGAGTGTGCTGGTGTTGAACCTATGATGCACCGTAAAGAAATGATGGTAAGCCGTAGAGCCGATGTCAATGATCGTTTTTCTGATCCTGCTTTAGTTGCTGATGCGGATATTGTTAATTCTCTTCCGGAAAAAGGTGAGGATAGCAAATTTTTTGCTTTGAAACCTTCGTTAGACGGTTCTAAAAAACCGGATATGAAATATCTGACGTGGGATAATGCACCGGAAAATCAGAAGCAAGAAGCGGAGGAGTTGGACGATAAGATTCATCGTTTCACTTTCACCCCTAAAATAGACTTTGATACGATGAAGAGCCTTTCCCAGATTTCGGCTAAAGCATTGAAACAGCTTATGCTTTTGGCTGTAATCAAGGCGGACAGACATAAAGAAAGACACGATGAGTATGCAGATCGTATAGCTAGTGTCCTTATTGCTATAATTGGTAACGTTCTGGATATTTCTCTTCGAGGTGAGTGTGATAACCTAGTCGTGGAACATGAATTTCAAGAACCGTTCGGAGAAGATATTGAAGCCGTATTAAAAAATCTGATCTCAACTAAAAATGCCGGTGGTATGTCTGATGAAACATTTATCGAAATGAATCCGATCATCAAGGATGCTAATCTGGAAAAAGAGCGTTTGAGAGCCCAACATGAGCAAGAGTTGCAGGAAGAGAAGGACCGGTATAAACAAGATATTTTCGGTAGTGCAGAATAAAAGGCATGGCAAAGATTGATGAGAACAAGTATAAACGGGCATTACTCCAACGTACCGAAGGATATGCTGCAAGCGTCCGGGTAATCTACCTGGATGTGATGGAACGGCTTATCTCTTTAGCGTTGGAGGTAGAACCAATCCACGACCCTAAGAAGCCTTTTTCTTTCACAGACTATCCTACTATTTCAGATAAGGCAAACGTTCTGCTACGGGAACTATATACCCGTGTATATCAACAAATACGATCAGGTGTCAATAACGAATGGGAACAGGCAAATTTGAAATCGGACGAACTCGTTCAGTCGATATTTGGGAAAAAGGCTGTTGATAACAAACATTTCGCTCGATTCTTTGAACGCAATAAGAAAGCTATGGATGCTTTCTTTTCACGTAAGTCCGAGGATGGTGGATTGAACCTGTCTCAACGTATATGGAAGTACGAAGGGCAGTTCCGGCAAGAAATGGAAATGTCTATAGATTGCTGTATCGGGCAGGGAATGTCTGCAAATTCAATGGCGGCAAAGGTGAAGCAATATCTTAATGATCCGGATAAGTTATTTCGACGAGTTCGTGATGAACGGGGAGAACTTGTTTTATCAAAGAACGCGAAAGCTTATCATCCGGGGCAGGGGCAATATCGTAGTAGTAGCCGGAATGCTCAACGTTTGGCACGGACGGAATCTAATATTGCATATCGGACAGCCGATCATGAAAGGTGGAGCCGGCTTGATTTTGTTGTAGGGATTGAAATAAAACTCTCAAAGAATCATCCGGAAAAGGATATTTGTGATAAACTTGCAGGAGTATATCCAAAAGATTTCAAGTTTACGGGATGGCACTCTAACTGTATGTGTCATGCAATCAGCGTACTTGCTTCGGATGATGAGATTGATCTGTTAACCGACAAGATTCTTGCCGGAGAGGACACCGCGGACTTCAAGTCGAAGAATGAAGTAACAAAACTACCTGATGAGTTCCATTCATGGATGCAGGAGAATGAGGAACGAATTGAAAAGGCAAATAACCGTGGTACTCTTCCATATTGGATAAAGGATAATCCGCAATACACAGGTGTTAAAGTAAAAGCAATGAATACTGGTGAGCGGAATGATATTCGGAAGAAGTCAAAGGAGAAATATCAATCGTATAATGAGAAGTGGGATAGGGCGTATTTCGATGAGTTCAGTGGTGGCTTTAATGTCTATCATCAGGAACATCAGTTTACCAACACACAGGGTGGTGGTGATGCTGAAAAGATGGTTGGTAAGTTATTAGCAAAAAATAACGGAAAACAGGTGGAGTTCCTGCCGGAGAATGGTAAGGGAAAAGGCGTACCAGATTTAATGTTCGACGATCATACGTGGGATGTGAAATACATTGATAACGCCAATGAGAATACTATTCGCGCATATATCAAAGATGCTCGGAAAGCTGATCGGGCAATATTTTATTTTACGAATGATAAGTACCAGGAACTTCGTTCTGCTATCAACCGGGAAGTCGGACGCTTTAAAGGGATGAATAGGTTAGGCGAACTTCCGGATATTTACTACATGGATAAAGAGGGACTGCTAAAACTGTTGTGGAAGTTATAGGTATTATTAAGGTAATTGATTGTTTTTATATTTATCTTTGTGAAAAAATAGAGTATGAATGAGTCTTTATCATGGAGTGCTATCATTGCATTCTTCATTTTCATAGCCCAGCAGATTTTTAAAACTAGGTTAGATTATCGAAAATATCGTTCCGAGGTTGTTTTTAGTAAACTGCACCAAGATCGTGCAGAGGTTGTTAAACAGATATTTCAGAAATTGACAATCTTGCAGCAAACTTTAATTGATTTTACGCGAGCTATGCAAATTATACATGAAAATGAAACCTATGAGGAACATCAGAGTAAGTTATTTCAATTATACGAAGAATCATATGTAGAAGCGCGAAATTATACTACTCTAAATAAGATTTATTTGTCGAATGAGTTGTGTGCTAAGATTGATAATTTAATATCTAAAATCAGACATTCTGCAATTGACTATAATTTTCTTAATAAGGATATTAAAGAGGATATAGCGATGAGGGATAATCAATTAATAAAAGAGAAATACGAACAATGCCGTAGTATAAGAGATAAAGTAGAAGTAGAAATGCAGGGATTATTGAATGATTTGGAAGTCGAATTTAGACAACTTCTCGGAGGGGATAAAATAAGCTGGTGGCAAAAGCTAAGACATCAATTAATGAGACTATATAGTTATCTCTAAGAAAAAAGAACATTGAAAATGCAATTTTACTTTTTGTAGTAATATTATTAATTATAGCTTATACTAAAGACGTACGGAGTGATATATTTAGTAAGAGTAACATAAAGGCAATGTAGCTCTTTGATTGACATTGAATTAAAAGTTAAAAATAAACGTTCGTCGTTGTTGTCGAACAAGTTTTTTGATTCTTTATCCATAAAATAAGTATTAGTATAAAATGAACATCTTGATATTTTGTCTAAGACTGAAATTAAAACCTCATCTTCGAATATAATATTGGGGATGTCATTTATGTTTTTGATTCTTGCCAATATGTTTTTTGCTGTATAATTCAAACTTTTAACGTCGGTACTTATGTAATGTGAATTTTCAGCCAATATACTTGGAGTTATTTCAACGTTAAAGGAGCAGATTGTTTCGAATTTAATGTGAACTCCTTTTTTTATTTTTGAGAATTCTGTTAGTGGTATTTTTTGGTAATATTTGTCCTTGACTTCTAGTGAGTATGTTTTAGCGACATATGCTAGTACCATTTGCATATTATTAGCTATATAAAGCAAATCATTCGATATAATACTTCTTATGACTTTTTCCTTTCTTTTCTCCGGTATATATACTAAGATGTAATAGAAGAAAGTACTTGTAATTACCCCAAGACTTAAATCAATGACTAAACTGTTTATTTTATCTATCTTGTCTACAGGGTAGTCGCATTCAAAAGATGGAATCAAACCAAAAATGATTTGGAACAATAGAATTATCGAGACGATATTTAATGCAGTTAAGATAATATGTAGTTTCTTCATGTTTAGATTTTAATTAAAAAAGGGCGGATTATTGCTCCGCCCGGGCTGGTGCAGAAAGCGGGAACATTACTTCCCTCACTCTTTCCACAATGCAAATGTATGAAATATCTCTGAAAAACAAAAGGTTATTCAGACTTTTCCTTTCTTCTTAACGTTCCTAATCGGATGGTACACTTATCATTGCTGTACGGCTTTTCCTCTAGGTGAAATCTGGACTTTAGATAGCCGTAGCCTATTCCTAGCTGTTCAGCAGAGAAAGTGTCGTAAATGGCAGCTTGTGAGCCAAAATAGAAATGCTTCTCCGATTTTCCGTCCACCTCTATCGGTTCAGAGAGTTCTACGTGATATATTTTACTTGTCTGTTTCATCTTTACTTTTCTTTTTGTACTCCTCGAATATCTCGTTAAATAACTCGATATACTTAATGTTGTTGGAAAATGTAATACAATTCTCTTTGATATTTTGCTCAATATATATGCTGGGTTCTGTTGGATAGAGAAATTTTGATATAAATTTATCATCATCTCTGAACCAATTCAAATTTGATATATGATTCACACCAAATAGTTCTATCAATTGTTTGCTGCTAAGAATGAGCATATTCTCGCGTGCTTTTGCATTCATATGGTTGCTATCAGCAACTGTTTTAAGTGCTTCTTCCAAATCTAAAATGAATTTTCTTCGAATATCTTCATCGTTGAAGGTTTTTCTTATTTCTCTTTCTATGGCTCCAGATTTATCGTTTCCTTTTCTATAGTTTATTTCTCCGGCTCTATCAAGTGGGAGAGTAAACTCTGCACCTTTGTATTTTTTTTCATTCAGAATTTTATGAATGTGTACACCTGTCCCCCATTTAAATGCTCTACCTGTTCCACTATCATGGTTGTCAATTCGGATAGTTTGATTTTTTAATATGCTTGTAAGTTTCTTCATGTTACAATGTTTTTCATTTCTGCAAATTTAGTTCAAATATAAAATCTCTGATAGAAATTTTCCAAATTTTATTAAGGTAGCCCGAAGACTACCGATTAAACATCCCCCCACAATTTAACTGCAAGATCATAATTCTTTTTAGCCTCGTTTACTGCTTTTTTTGCGTATGGCAAAGAGAAAGAGTGCTCACGTGGGTAATGGTTAATAATACTTTTCTGTATAAATTATAAATATGTATGTTTGATAAACTCTTTTATTGGCTGCCAATATGTGTCATATATTTAATATATGAAATGTTTGTATTCGTTTTTTTTGAATTATTTCATTGATTGATTTGTAATTATCTAAAATATCGACAGTTGTGGTTATGAAAAATAAACGAGTTTAATAAACGCACATTTGAAATAATTTATATCTTTACCGCAAATTAATCAATTTGGATATGAAAAAGAAACTTTTAGAAGCGTTAAAAACCAAATTTGTGGGTGTTGACGAGGCCATTCTGGAGAGAATTGCAACTAAAAAGACGGAAGGTGTGACGGATGAAAGTCAGATTACGGGAATTGTAGACGGCATCAACTTTCAAGACGTAGTTAAATCCTACGGGGACTACCGGGCTAATGAAGCAAATGTTTCCTCTATTAAAAACTATGAGGAAAAACACGGTTTAAAGGACGGGAAACCTATAACAGCAGGTGGTGAAGGTGCAGATGGTAACAAGGGGGGTAAGACGAGTTATACAACGGAAGAGTTGGATAGCTATTTTACTTCAAAGTTGGAAGCTGCAATTAAGCCTTATAAGGATGAGATTGAAACTCTTAAAAAAGATAAGAGCCAGACTGATCGACAAGCTACCATATCTAATGCGATGAAGAAACTGGGATTAACTGAGGATGAAATGCAGTTCGTTACAGTACCGGATGATAAGGAGCCAGAAGAATATCTGACTGGCTATAAGCAACATCTTATCACAAAAGGCTTGAAACCAGCAGAAGACAATGGGGCGCAAGCGTCTGATTCACAGGTGCAGGATGCTGTGGCTGCTGACTGGTTGAAATCTTTAGGTGTTCCAGAATAGAACGTTTAATGTTTAATTTACAAATGACATGAAATTTAGAAAAAAGCAAGTTGGTGGATTTCGTCCTATCTGTACTGGTTCTCCGGCTATCGGAGTAGTAGGTGGATTTAATCTGAACAAGGAAAAGGTCAACTATCCGGTTGGCGTTATTATTCCTTCTGCTTCTCTTGCCGAGTATGATGAAACATCGTCCCGGCAAGTTGTCGTGTTGAAAGCATCCCGTGTTGTAGCTATTGATGCAACTGATGCGAAGAAAGTCTCTTTGCAAAATGATGAATTCCTTTCTCCCATTTTCATGGTAGGGGATCATGTTGCAATGAGCGATTCCGGAAACTTTGAGGATACTGTAAGTATCACGAAGATTATTAATGATCGTAACGGCTTTGTCGTCGTGTTTGATAAAGCTATTGCTGGCTTGAAGGTTGGTGATGCTTTGTTTGAAGTGATTGAAGGAACTGCAGAGGGTGAAGGTAAAGCTCCGGCTGTTTTCCCTATTGAGCATCCGCAAGGAATTACTGTGGGGGCTGAACCGATGGGAACTTATATCGGCCTTGACGAGGTATCTGTGGATATTGCTATTAATTCTAAGGGAGAAATGTACTACAAAAGACGTATTCCCCCTATTCCGGAGAAGTTCATTCAAGGAATGTGCTTGAAAGACAACCCCAACATTCAATTCACTGATTCTTACTAAGAAAGGAGGCTATAAATGAAATCTATTTTTTCGACTTTTAAAATCAATGACGTAAAAACAGGGAAGCCTATTGACTTGATCGGCACAATGCAGATCATGTTTGATAAGGCGACTCTGGAAAATAAAACGCTCTGGGAGCAAACCTACGTAGACCGTTGGTTTGATTTCCGTCCTCCGCAACTCGGTTTGACGGCAGAAGGTATCATGGGTAAATACAGTGTCCGTATTCGCGCCTCTATCATCGGTAACGATGCAGATACTCCGTTGCGTGCCGGTAGAGGATTTGAACTTTGGAACGGCGAGATTCCTCGTGTCGGACACAAGTTCAAAACGGATGCGAAGACATTGCGTACCATGCTGATGGTTTACGAAAATAATCGTATTAATCCCGTTCAGAAGTTAAAGGAAATTCAGAAGTGTTTGTTCGGTGATTACAAAGATGCTTATCTCGGTTGCAAGGATGTGGCGGATGAAATTATCCTGAAAGCACTCTCTGGTGGTGGTATGGCTATTTTCGACCCGGCTATCGATAATCCGGAAGGACGTAAGTATCTGGTTGATTATGGTATGCCAGAAGAAAACAAACAGATGGTTGATTCTGATAAGGAATGGACCGAGGAGAATATTGATAATGTGGCTATTGATGCAGTACGTATTCTGCAGAAGATTGTTTATGAGTATGCCAATAAAGGCGTTACTTTCGAAACATTGTTGATGGCTCCTGTTATCAAGTATTGGATGATGCGTAGTATCGGTTTACGTACCGGCTATCTTGGTAAAGATAAGAATACCCGTTCTCTGACAGAGGATGAATTCTCGGCTTATCTGAAATCCATGAAGATTCCTAATATCATCGAAATCAATAAACGGACTGCTTACCAGAAAGACGGGATTTCTACCAATATCAATCCGTGGGATGATAATGTAATTGTATTTATTCCTAAAACGGATGATGGTAAGCTTGGTGAAGTACAACCTGCTTTCGAGGACAATGCTATTATGCCAGACCCATCTGTTCAATACACAGATGCAGGAGATGGTATTCGTATTGCAAAATGGACTACGGGCGAATCTACAGGACAACAGGCTGCGGAATATACACAAGGCTCTTGGCGTGCAGTTCCTATCATCTCATGTATTAACGCTATCGTTAATCTTAAAGTTAGAAACACGAGTGTTCCATATCCTGACGGAGAAGAAATTCCTGTTGGTTAAAAAAGTGTTGTATGAAACTTATAGCAATTAAAACATTTCGTGATAAAGAAACTGGTGGACTTTATCAACCTGGCACAGTAATTAGTCATTTCAACGAAGAGCGTGCAAAAGATGTGATTAAGCGTAAATTAGCGGTAGAGGTGAAGACTTCTAAAGTTGTAACTGACATTGATCTATCTAAAGGAGCTAAAGAGGTTATTTCTTTGGTAGTTTCATTCACCGATGTTGAGAAACTGAACGAGTATCTTGCATCAGAGAATGCGGCTGAAAAACCTCGCTCAACTGTCGTTGATGCTATTCAGGCAAGACTTGAAGAATTGAAGAAATGACAAATTCGGAGGTATTCATAGCTAAGTGTTTGCACTACAATCCTTCTCCGTTAACGGTGAAAGATTTGTTGGATGATGTGGGGTTGAAACCGGAAGACGATTGCACAGATAAGAGGAAAGTTGTGTCTGCCGTACTTTCCTACTTATCTGGTATGCGTGCTTTGTATTCTGAGAGTGAGGCTGATTGTTCTAATTCGTATGAAGTTGAAGGACTGACAAAGCACATCGTTATGCTATGCAAGCAATTTGGTTATGATACCTCCGAGTTTCTTTCTGGTGATGTGACAGAGATTGAGGACGGTTCTTGTATGTGGTGAGTGATATGTGGTATGAAGATAAAATAGAGTTGTATGTTCCAGGTGAAGGCTCCCATGATGAGAACTTTAATCCGGTGCGGATTCCGGAATCATGGTTTCCCCTTGGAGACTGTAAGATTCACGGGAATTCGTCTGCAAAGACTGTTCCGGCTGCCGATGGAAAAGACTTCGTCTATAGCTATCAGATTACAATGTATGTTCCTGCGATTATCCCGGTGCTGAATGACAAAGTGCGCATAACTAAAGCTGACGGTTCTATTTCCCAAAAGGTAATGACGGTTGCCGGTTGTGGCACTACGAAAAGAAAGTTGAGCATATTTTTATGAGCTGGAAACGAACAGGAGATTGGGATAAGGTTCCGTCTATATTAGAGGAAGCGGTTAAGCGTGTTGAGCGGGCGGTGCTTTTCAATCTCTATGTAATTGGTGAAGGTTCAGTAAATCATGCTCGTGAACATGGTACTTATAAAGACCGTACAAGCAATTTGCGCAACTCAATAGGTTATGTGATTGCTTATGATGGTGAAATCATAGAATACGGCTTTAAAAAGAGTGCAGGGATAACAGATAAAAAGGCTTTTCTTGCTGATTATAAGATTCAAGAGATGATCGGTGATTCGGGGTTTGATTTGATAATTGTAGCAGGTATGAATTATGCCAGACCTGTAGAGAACCAAGGATATGATGTACTATCATCTACTGAAAAGTATCTGAAACGGGAGGTGCAGACTAAAATTAGGAGGATTCTTTCTAAAGCAGGATTTAATCAATGACAGGACAACAGGCTATAACTGAAATTTGTAAGATGCTCGCTACTGGAAATGTTGGCGTTCAGATATTCAAGAATAGGAGGAAGAATAATTTTTCCGGCTCTGAATATATTGTAGTCAATCATCTTCCGTTTCCGCAAGAAAGCGGACTGCAGGAAGGCTATGCTAATATCAACATCCATGTGAAAAATATCGATACAGGCGAGCCGGATAGTGGAAGAATAGATCAGATTTCAGCACTTGTTTTACCCCTGTTCAAAGAAACGAAGGATGCCGAGGAGAATGCTTTCACTATCCGTTTGGGTGCTGAATTCTCTCTCTATGATGATTCGTTCTTTCCGGATGAGGACGGAACGAGTTACCAGAATTTAAAAATTAAAGTATTGTATTATAATTAAAATGGTTAGTTATGTCAAAAACTGCGGTATATGGTATTGAATACCTGAAATTAGCTCCGGCTCTTGAATCCGGAGAAACAGCCGGAACTTATCCGGATTTTGAGAAGGTAGCTGTTAAGTTTCTTGTTACGGCAATTGTGAAAGATTCTATGTCTTTCAACGACCAAGCCCCCGGTGATACGGATATTGAGGTCGAGGATATGAATACTCTCTATGCCTCTCTTCCTTCGGATGCCGGTAGCGAGGGCTTCACAGTCCAAACTTACGACATGGGTGAGGAGGCCTACAAATATCTAATGGGATATACAAAGAAAGAAGAGTGGAATGAAGAAACGCCTGGTTTCTCTCTCGCTAATCAGGGCGTGGAGTTGAAAACGAAAGATTTTCAAGACTTCCCTTCTCGTATCTTCCAATGGGCTCGTATGAAGGTGAAAGTTACCAAAACAGGAAGCATCGGTAAATCGGGGTTCCCTAACTTCAATCTTGAATTCAAGAAACTTGCTAACCTTAATAAAGAAGGCAAGGAGGTAAGCGGTGCAAGAAATAAAATCTATACGGCACCAGTCGTTCCGGAAGGATAAAAGGGAGCGGAATAGTTCAGTTGGTAGAACGTTAGATTGCGGGTTACTGCCTAAATGTCGCCGGTTCGAATCCGGCTTCCGCTGCATAGTTTTTAGGTGAAAAGATGATTGTTGAGATGTGAGTAGGGATAACAAGCATTGTGCATCATCGAAAAGGTTGTTGTAAATGTCCCGGTCATTACGGGCCGGGACTTTTTAATTAGAGGTAAAGATGGAAAAAGACAATGTACAAAAGCGGGTGGCCGACACTATTGCAGAACGCCCCATTTTTCTTTGGTTTGGTATGATTCCTTTCATGGTTAGACCATTGACGTTTACACAGTTGTTTGATATTGGTTCTATTTCGAAGGATATGAAGGAAGTAGACCAATCGAAACTAAATGGTCGGACAAGCGTGTCAGCCACTCTTGTATATTATGAAGAAGCAGATAGAATGTCTGATATTGCAGTAATGACGATCTTTCGTACTACTTGGAAGAGAAAACTATTTGGTAAATTCATCAAGAAAAGATTAACGGTTCGCAAATACAAGAAATTGCAGGACTATATGGCACAGACTATGGATGCCACTTTTTTTTTAAGCACTATCATTTTCCTAAAAGGTCTAAACGAGACAACGAAACCGACGAATACACCAGAAGCGACAGCCCTTGGTCAACAATTAGCGGAGTGATGAAATACTACCGTATGAGTTATGAAGAGGTTGTCAACGAAAGGTCATATTCCAATATCATGTTACTCAATGCGGCTATTCCAGGTACTAAGCCAAAGGAAGAAAGAGAAGAAAAGGCAAAGGAACTTCATGCTAACGAATATTTTGCTCAATTTATGTAAAGATGGAGACACAGGGAACAATAGGTATTAAGGCTACTCTGGATATTTCTGAAATGCAGAGAAACGTTCAGAAATACGTTCAGAATATTGATATGATGCAGGACCATACAGATACAGCTAGCCAGTCTGTTGCCAGGTCTTTCTCGCAGATGAAGGCTGCCGGTATGGCTTTCTTATCTATTGATATGGCGAAGCGTCTCGCTTCTGAAATGGTTTCAGTATATGGGACATTCCAACAACTTGAAATCAAATTTACCTCGATGCTCCAGTCGGGGGAAAAGGCTCAAAAGTTGATGAGTGAGCTCGTTAACTTTGCTGCTACTACTCCTTTTGATTTGAAAGGTGTTTCTCAATCTGCTACACAGCTTGTTGCATACGGGACGGCTTCCGAAGATGTTATAAACAAACTTACTCGTTTAGGGAATATTGCGGCCGGATTAAGTCAGCCTATTGGTGACCTTGTGTATCTTTATGGTACAAGCATGACCCAAGGCAAACTAATGACGCAGGATTTGAATCAGTTTGCCGGACGTGGTGTGCCTATTTTCTCCGAACTAGCAAAGGTTATGGGAGTGAATAAGGATGAAATCAAAGATTTGGCGGCAGAAGGTAAGATTGGTTTCGACAAGTTAGAGCAGGTTGTTGATAACCTGACTAATAAAGGGGGAATGTTCTTCAACCTCATGCAGGAACAATCTAAATCCGTATCCGGTAAAATTTCTAATATTGGTGATAATCTCGATATGATGTTCAATGAGATTGGACAGGAAAGTGATGGGGTTATTAATGCGGCTTTGGATGGAACTGCTTATCTGATTGAGCACTACCAGGAAGTTGGTGCCGCTCTTGCTGCCCTTGTTGCTTTGTATGGGGTCCAGAAAGCTGCTATTATTGGAGTTGCAGCGGTTCAGAACACGGTTACTGGTATTAAGTATACTGCCGAGATAGCGGAACTTTCAAAATTAATTCCTGCGAAAGAGAAGTCCGCAAATGCAGATTTGGAACAGGCCGTAGCAAGTGGAAGATTAACACAGGCAAAAGCAGAATTGATTGCATCTATGCGTGTGGAAGCTGCCGCAAATGTGGAATCTTTGCGTTTAAAAGCATTACAAGCTAAAGCACAATACGAAGAGGCTGTCAATACAGCGGGGCTTGCTGCTGCCAATCTTGAAGCAGCTGAACTAGAAGTAGCAGCGGCTAACATGAAATATAATTCTGCATTAAGAACTGGTAATGCTAGAAGTATAGAAAATGCAGAGACACAACTTGCAATAGCGGAGAGCAATAGATATTCTGCGTCAAAACAACTTGAAGCGGCAAGAACAAATGTAACGACAGCCTACACAAACTCTTCGACTGCAAGCAAAGTGGCAGAAACTGCAGCTACTCAACTTAATACAGTGTCTCAAAATGTTAATACGAGATCAACAAATTTTTTGGCTGTCGCTAAGACGAGATTAGCTGCGGCATCAAAAGCGTTAGGTTTGTCAATGCTTACAAATCCTTATGTATTGGCTGCGGCTGCTATAGTTGGGTTATCTTATGGAATCTATAAACTTATTACTTATCAGACGGATGCGGAGAAGGCACAGGTGAAATTGAATAAGCGTATACAGGAATTCAATTCAGAAACGAATGCTGAACAAGCAGAAATAGATCGGTTATTCGGCAAACTAGATAAGGCTAAGAAAGGTACAGAAGATTACGATGATGCAAAGAAATCTATTTTAGATAAGTATGGTGAATACTTGAAGGGTTTAGGTGATGAAAAAAACGCTTTAGATGATGTTGCGAGAGCATATGGGGCTGTTAGTGCGGCCGCTAAACAGGCGGCACTTGATAGAGCTATTGCGGATTCTCATTCTACAGCTCAAAAAGATTGGGCGGATAAACAGGGTGAACTTACTGGAGATTTGGAAAAAGCTATTCGAGATTCGGATAAGTTCAGAAACAAGAAAGGCTCTGAAAGGGAGATTGCTGCAATTATGCAGATGATAAAGAATGATTTGAAATCAGGTGGTGGGTTATCTTCTGAAACTCAAAAAATAGTAGATACATTAACTAAAGAGTTTACAACCTCTACTACTATTGCTCCGGGCATATCAACAGAGGAAACAAGAGTAGGAAATGATGTTCAGATTTATATTGATCGCATGATTGCGAATAACAAACTGCTTGAGAATACTTATAAAGATATTCATGATAAATTAGGTTATGATACTAATGAATATATCAATCTGACAGCCGAACAGATTGCAAAAGATATAGCTATGTATGAGGCTGCTCTTGAACGCTTCAACAAATCAGGAAAGAAACAAGTTGCTATCAGACATGATGGTTCCGTCAGTAATCTTATGGGGGAAGGAGAGATGCTGAATAATATTCGTTTGTTGAAAGAAGCGCAAAAGAATCCTAAAGATGAAATCAAAGAGCCAGATGTCACGAAAGAGATTGGTGAAGCTATAAAGAAAGTTGCGGACCTCAAGCAGGAAATAGAAGATTTGCGGAGTGGTAAAGGGAAAGCTGATGTAGGGAAAACTATAAAATCAACTATTGAAGATAAAGCTAAAGAGTTGAAAGAAGCTGAATCCGCCTTGGCAACATTAACAGGAGATGATAAGCAAACAATAGGGGCCAAGAAAAAGAAGAAGGAAGAAGAGAATAAACTTAAAGTTGAAAAAGCCGAGCGTCAGCGCCTAATTGACGAGCAGAATCAACAGGATATAGAGAAAGCTGTACAGGCTGAACTTGAACTCTCTCAAGCTAAGATTGATGCCATGGACGAAGGTTTCAAGAAACAGCAGGAACAAATTCAACTTAATTATCGGAAAGCCAAAGCAGACAACGATCGTCGTACTGCTGAATATGTAAAGGACCAACAGGACACGGAGCGTAAAGAGTGGGAGAAAGAACATCCGAAGTATAAAGAGGAAGGCCTTGTTTTCGTTCCCAAAACAAAAACTAAAGAGGACCTTTCACAGAAGAAACAGGATACGCTAAATGAATATGATAAGGTTGCTGTTGAGACAAGGGAAAAGGCGGAAGCAACTTTATCCAAAGCTCTTTTGGAGCAGTACCAGAATTACACCGATGAAAGGCTTGCAATCGAGAAGAGGTTCAATGATGATATTGAAGCTCTTCGTATTCAAAGGGAGAAGTTTCAGAAGGAAGGCAAAACAGAGAAAGTTCAGCAGACAGACCGTTCAATAGCACAGGCTACAAAAATGAAGGGTGAATCCCTCATGGGGTTTGATTATGAACAGTTGAAAAAATCTCCGGACTATATACGTGCCTTTGAAAATTTAAAGGAAACGTCTACTGAAACATTGAATTCTCTTCTTACTCAATTTGAAAATGCGAAAAGTGCGGCAGCGCAAGTTTTGTCTCCCGATCAACTTCGCGAATATACGAGTACGATTCAATCCATCATGGACGAATTGGATTCCCGTAATCCGTTTCAGTCATTATCTGACAAGAAGAAGGAACTAGCAGAAGCGGAGGAAGAGTTGGCTAATGCACAGATTGAGTTAGAAAATGCCAGGACAAAGGCCGAAGCAGTCAAAGGTGGTTCTAAGATTGAAAATGGGATTTCTTCATCCAAGTATAATCCTGCAACCGGTAAAATTGAATCTACAAAAGCTTATTTGTCCGAAGCGCAGGCACTTGACCTAGTAAAGAAGAAAACCGAAAAGTATAATGCAGCAAAAGATAAGGTTGTAAAAAAAGATAATCAGGTTAAGAAGGCAGAAAAAGAAGTTAGAACACAGATTTCGGAGTTAGCGGATACCATAGACGAACTGGGTAAATCGATCGGTGGTCCGGCTGGTGAGATTATTTCCCTTATTGGCAGTATCGGCTCATTTACAATGACTGCAATGGCAGGGGTTGAAGCAGCTGCCGATACCTCTGCTAATGCAATAAGTACAGTTGAAAAGGCATCTGTTATTCTAGCTATCATTGGTGCAGCCGTTCAGATAGCTATGAAAATCTTCGATATGTTCGGCAAAGACGATACGACCGAGAAATACGAGAAAGCGAAAGAAGCGTATGAATCCTATATTAATATCCTCGATCGGGTAATTGAAAAGCAGTTAGAACTAGCGGAAACTTTAACAGGAGATACTGCAAACGCTGTTTATGAAGCTGCTATTGCTAACATAAAATTGCAAAGTGAGAATGCAAAAGTATTAGGCCGGCAGTATCTCAATTCTGGTGCTTCTGGAAAGTCACATTCAAAGGGGTATGATGAAGTAGATGATATGTCCGGGGAAGGATGGAAGCAGGCTGCAAAAGCATTAGGCATGTCGGTAAATGAATTTAAAAATAAAATGGGCGGTCGTATGACCGGTCTGTTTGATTTGACTGATGAACAACTTTTAAAGTTGCAATCGGATGCTGGCATATTTTGGTCTCAACTTGATTCTGATACACAGAAATTCGCTGATCAAATCGCGAATGGGGTAGGAAAGGTTGCAGAGGTGTTGGAACAACAAATAGTAGACACAACACTCATTGATTATGCTTCTCTTCGTTCAGACTTTCAGGATTTACTTATAGACATGGATGCCGATAGTGCAGACTTTGCCGACAGTTTCGAGGAATACATGAAGAATGCTATTCTAAATTCCATGCTTAAAGAAGAGTACATGGATCGGTTAATGGACTGGAGAGAAAAACTTAACAATGCCATGAAAAATGGTACGATTGAGGATGAATATGATAATTTGAAGACGGAAGGACAACAGATTGCTGATGAGATGAAAGCAAAGCGCGATGCCATGGCAGAGATGTATGGGTGGACTACTGATGAGGATTCGGAACGCGAAGCATCAAAAAAAGGATTTGCTTCTATGTCGCAAGATTCTGCAGATGAATTGAATGGTAGATTCACCATGGCTAATGTCTTGATTGCGGACATAAAAACAGAGTTACAGTTGCATACTCTCATTTTTCAAGGTATCACCTCTGGTATTGGAGATATTAAAACCATATCTACATCCATAAATGAAAACGTGAAAATTATCAAAGACAATATGAATGCCATTGTTGGACACCTTTCGAATATTGATACTAATACAGCTAGATTGGAAGGTATAGAGAAGGATATGAAGTCGATGAAAACAGGTATTGAAAAGATAAATGATAAAGGAATAAAGCTCGTAAGATGAAAGGAATTTGTTTTATAGATGGAGATAATACATATACCACTCTCGGTATATGTATTATAAAAGGAAGCTATGATAATCTTGTGGCATTTCCTCCTGCTAAAGAATCGGATGATAAAAATGATTGGCCGGAAGAAGATGGTATTGAAATAGACCTTTCTAGCTTGACGTTAAACACCTATGAATTGAGTATTGATTTTGCCTGTAAAGACGATCTGGGATTTAGTGGATTAATTGCTATTTTATCAGATATGGGATATCATGAATTTTATTTTCCTATTCTTGATAGAACTTATCGTTTACGTCTTTCCTCACAGAACAGCTATACAATCTATCCGGGATTTCAAGTCGTAAAGATAACTTTTGCTAACGACTTTCCACGAAATTCTGATTATGAATACCAGGAACCCGTGAATTCTATTCCTATGCCAAAGGGGTATGAAATTGATAATCGGGATTTGTCGGAATATAGTGTAGCCATTTTGAAAGGTAGTGATGCTGAAATACTGAAAGCTCCGACGGTAAAGAAAAACCTATTGCAGAACTTCAAACGTCTGGACGGAGCAATCTATGATGGTGAAGTAGTGAAGTTCCAAACTAAGGAAGTCTCTCTCAAATGCCTAATGAGGACAGAAACAATCGAAGCGTTTTGGCGTAACCATGATGCCTTACTCTATGATCTAACTAAACTGACAACGAAGACCGATAATGAAGGTTATGAATATTCCGATGCGGAGAGGGTATTATACTGTGATGGATGGAGTGAAAGTTACCCTTGCTACTATAAAGATTGCCAGACAAACAATTTTACGTTAAGAGGTGGTGTCTGGTGGGAATTTACTTTGAAGCTCGTGTTTACTTGCTTCCGGATTGAAGATACAGAGTTCCTGCTTTCATCCGAAGCGGGCGAGTTTATCATAACAGAGGACGGAGAGTTTTATATAGATTTAAATTGATTTGCCATGCCATTAAAGAAGAAAAGAATATCAGAATTAGATGAATCCCAGAACATGAAGGGCTTCTTCACTATCGGCTACCGAGTAATTAACGGTGTTAAGACAAGCCTTAAATTTGGTTTAGAGAAGATTCAGACTGCCTTGGATAATATGCTCAAGGCTACGAGTGATGCAAAAACAGCTACTACCGATATGCGGCAATTAGAAGCAACTGTTGAAAGCAATGAATCAGCCCGTGAAACAGCCGAATCCCGTCGTAATGCTTCCGAACAATCCAGGCAGACAGCCGAAACGAATCGTTCCCGTGAAGAGCAAGCCCGGGAAGCTGCTGAATCAGTGCGTATCACTAATGAGAATGCACGTAAGACCGCTGAAACAGGACGATCTACTGCGGAAACTGCACGGGATAATGCAGAAAAGAAACGTGCTACCGCTGAAGGTACACGAGAAGCTAACGAGCAGGTTAGAAAAGATTCCGAAACAGGAAGAGGAACAGCAGAAGCCGAGAGAGTAGCTTCCGAATCAGCACGTAAATCTGCCGAAACTTCCCGTGTGTCCGAAGAAGATAAAAGAAAGACTTCCGAAACAGAACGCGTTACGGCTGAAACCGGACGTTCCTCTGCCGAGAATATAAGAAAGCAAAATGAAGATGCGCGTAAGTCGGAAGAAGCGGCCCGCGTAACTGCTGAAGGTAAACGGGTAATTGCTGAATCCGGACGTGTTGATACAGAAAATAAACGTGTCTCGGATGAACAAACACGTAAAAGCAATGAAGATGCACGTAAGACCGCTGAAACAGGTCGTTCTTCTGCTGAATCGGAACGTGTGAAGGAAGAAGATAAACGGAAAACCGCTGAAACAGGTCGTTCTACCGCTGAATCTACCCGTGTTTCTGCCGAGGATAAGCGGAAAACAGATGAAGCGACAAGAGAAACAAATGAAACCTCGCGTGTGGCTGCCGAATCTAACCGTGTTACCGTCGAATCCGAACGTGTATCTGCCGAAGCAGCCCGCAAGTCAGCGGAGACAGGCCGGGTATCAGAAGAAAACAAGAGAAAGGCTGCTGAAACTTCCCGCGCTACGGCTGAAACTTCCCGTTCGTCAGAAGAAGACAAGAGAAAGCAGAATGAAGATGAGCGTAAAACTGCGGAAGGTACTCGCGGATCAAATGAGTCTAAGCGTATAAACGCTGAAACGGAGCGTGTCGAAGCAGAGTCTCAACGCAAGTCAGAGTATGCCGGTATTGTGCAGGAAATGACGCAAGCAACAGAAGAAGCCACCGGACAGATTGCTCTTGTCAAGCAATTAACAGATGATGCGAATGCAGCTAAAAATGCATCTGTTGAGCAGACGGCTCTTGCAAAGAAAGCTACAGATGCGGCTAATACTGCGGCTGGTAGTGTTAATGCAGCTAAAGATGCTGCAACTACTGCGGCTGCAGGGGCCAATGCTGCCAAAGCTGAATCAGAAGCTCAAACCGCCTTAGCGAAGAAAGCGACAGATGAAGCAAATGCGGCTAAAAATGCATCTGTAACACAGACAGGATTAGCAAAAAAAGCGACTGACGATGCGAACGCTGCTGCATTGGCGGCTAACAATGCGGTTTCAGGAGTTGACGCAAAAGTGAAAGCTGCAGTCGATGCGCTTGTTGCCGGTGCTCCGGATGCTCTCGATACACTTATTGAGTTAGCGAACGCACTTAACAATGATCCTAACTTTGCTACGACGATGGCAACAGAGCTGGGAAAGAAACTTAATATTTCTGATATTGTTAATAATCTGACAAGTGGAGGGACTAATAAAGTCCTTTCTGCCGAACAGGGAAAGGCATTGAAAGCAGCTCTGGATACACACAACCATGATAGCAGATATGAACTGATAATCACTAAACTTACAGCCTTTAATAAGAATTTTGGGACTAGTGCTGGGACCGTGTGCGAGGGTAACGACGCCCGGTTAAGCAATGCAAGAACTCCGTTAGCTCACACGCATAAGAAAGCGGATATTAGCGACTTCCCAACCTCGATGCCGGCAAGCGATGTACCTGCATGGGCGAAAGCAGCTTCTAAGCCAGCCTATACAGCAAGCGAAGTAGGTGCATCTCCATCTAATCACAATCATGCAGGTACATACGAACCTACATTCACTAAAAACTCTGCCTTTAATAAGAATTTTGGTAGTGCAGAAGGAACCGTATGCGAGGGAAATGATGCCCGGTTAAGTGACACACGTGTACCGAAAGCGCATACTCACAAGAAGTCTGAAATAAGTGATTTTCCAACTTCGATGCCAGCAAGCGATGTACCTGCATGGGCGAAGGCTGCAAGTAAACCATCCTATACAGCTTCCGAAGTTGGTGCGTCTCCGTCGAATCATACTCATACTGGGGTCTATCAGCCAGCAGGAAGTTATGCAGCGAGTTCGCATAAACACGGAGCAACGGATATAACTCCTGATGGTACTCACCGCTTTGTTACTGACACGGAAAAAGAGACCTGGAACAGTAAAGCTGCGGGAAACCATAATCACGATTCAGTATATCAACCTAAAGGTAGCTATGCACCGTCTTCTCATAAACATGCAGCAACTGACATTACGGACGATTCTACACATCGTTTTGTCACAGATTCGGAAAAGTCAACTTGGAATAGTAAAGCGGCAGGAAACCATAACCATTCAGGAGTATATCAACCGGTTGGTAATTATGCACCTGCTTCGCATAAGCATGCAGCGTCAGAAATAAATGAAGATACCACACACAGGTTTATGACGGACGAGGAACGGGAAAAACTGGACGGAATAGCGGCAGGAGCCAATAAATACACACATCCGGACAAACACCCGGCGAGTATGATTGAAGAAGCACGTCAAGAAAGTTTATGACCCAAGACGAAAAAACGCTACTAAGTTCTCTCGGAACTAATGCGATTCAATCGTCTGGTCAAAGTTTAGGACAAAATGGATATATCAAGTATAGTAATGGCTTATTAATGCAATGGGGAACAAGAGCAGGAGCAACGGGGGGAGCAATTAGTCTATATTTTCCTACCACTTTCTATAATACTGATTATAACATTTATTTCACTGGAGCAGTAAATAATACAAGTGAATCTTTTATATATGCTCCGGGGTATGACCTTAATGGTAAATATACATCATATTGTAAAGTTCTCACTCGCGGAATAAATTCAACTCCGGCTATCGTTTGGACTGGCTGGAATTTTACATGGTTTGCGATCGGGCGTTGGAAATAACTAAAAAACAAATATTATGAAGTATTGGAAAAATGGATTCTACGACGAATACCAAGAAGGTTCGGTAGAAATTACGGATGAATATTACAATCAACTACTAGCGGGTCAATCGGCAGGGTTACTCATAGCTGAAAGTAAGAAAGGATGTCCGATCTTAGTTGTGCATGAAGCTTCTATAGAAGAAATCAGAGCGCAAAAACTTGATGAATTACGATTGTTCGATTCATCTGAAGCAGTGAATCAGTTCAGTATAAACGGAGTATTGGGATGGCTAAACAAGTCTACACGCGTCGGGCTTATGAACTCAATCAATATTGAGAAAGAAGCCGGGCGATCTGAAACAAGTATTTGGATTGGTGATACAAAGTTTGTCTTATCAATCGAAAGAGCTATTGACATTTTACAACAGCTAGAATTGTATGCCCTTGCTTGTTTTAACACGACACAAAGGCATACGAAGGCTATTCAACAGCTAGAGACAAAAGAAGAAATTAAAGCATACAACTATTATGTAGGCTATCCGGGAAAGCTAAGTTTCACCGGATAACCGACCGTATAATCATAGTTTTCAATTTCCTCAATTGTCTGCAATGATCTGACTGCTGCGATGTGCGATTGTGTCACATTGTAGCAGTTTAATGCATACATTTCAATCTCATTCAGCATTGGTAAAGCGTCAGGTATAGGGATAACATACTTCACTGCATCATACCACAGGATTGTATGCGTTTTCCCTGCATTTTTCTCAATCGAAATTGAGTTAAATAATCCAACACGTGTGGATTTGTCTAACCACATACTTTCCCCTTTAATTTTAAAAGAATTGACATCGGCCGATTTGTCAAATATCTGTATTTCAGATATTTTCATTTTTCGCACTTCTTCGATGTCGTACTCATATTCTACCAAAATCGGGTATCCATTCTTACTTTCAACTATCAGTAAACCGTTAGACTGCCCATCTAATAGCTGATTGTAATGCTCATCCGTTATTTCTACTGAACCATCTACCGGTTCATCATAAAATCCATTTTTCCAATACTTCATAATATTTGTTTTTTAGTTATTTCCAACGCCCGATCGCAAACCAGTCCCATGATTCTTGTGATAATCCAGTAGTACCCCCACTTGCATAATTTCTATTCAAATAAAATCTACTAACTGTTTTATTTATTGCCAAAGGAGATGATGAATATACGGCGGAGTCACTACTAGGCTTATATACAGTTGCAAATATTTTATATTCAGTATTATAAAAAGATGTAGGCATAGTCACACTATACGAAGCTGTAGATGAGCCTCCAACTCTGCCCCATTGTACAAGTAATCCATTATTGAATTTTGCATAACCGTTCAAGGATAGGTTTACGCTCATTGCGTTCGATAGATCAGCTAAAGCATACGTAGTCCCGAGAGAACTTTGCCAAATTACAAGCAATAAAAGTAATACCAATTTTCTACTAAATCTCTCCATAATCAAATTGATGTTATAATATTTCTATTTTCAACGACCTATAGCTATCCAGTCAAATGAACGAGTACTACTTCCTACGGTTATACTATTATCTGCAAGTAGAAACTTTCGCATGACATTTACATAAGATGCTGATTTATTATACGGTAAAGCAGTATATAATGTATGTTCATTAGATACTGTCTCCATCGTAGTCACAAATTGATAGGAGGCATCATGAAAAGAAATAGGGAACCATATAGTTGCACTTCCCGCTGATGAATTAGTTAAATGCCCCCATTGAATTAGTAGGCCATCTTCATATTTTCGATAACCGTTTTGTCCCAAATTTTGCTCTTTAATTTGCGCAGATTTTGTCCCGAGAGAACTTTGCCAAATAATTGCGGCAAAAATCAATACTATTTTTCTACTAAAACAATTCATAAGCAAATTGGTGTTATAATATTTTCTACTTCCATCTTCCTATTGCGATCCATCCGAATATCTCCCCAGCTTCAATTGTTGGACCTACCGAATAGACTTTGAAATAAGATATATTTTTCCCATTTATCATTTTTACTATAGAATTCATAACAGAAGAAATAGCAGTAGTTACTACAACATACGAGGTATTATAAAAACTAGTAGGAAAGTAAACTATTTGATTTACCCCATTTCCTCCAGTTCCCCACTGAATCAATAACCCATCCGGTAGCTTATAATATCCGTTCTGGGAAAGGCTTTTTGTTGACACATTGGAAAAATCTTTTAATGCGGCGTTCGTCCCGAGAGAACTTAGGTATAAAAACAGGCTTTGAATAGGGTGGGAGGAGGCTATTTAAACTTTATTTGGTTACTGACTTATATTGTTCTTATTCTTTATTTTCTATTTTTTTATCCTTGTATGTGTGTTTAATAAACGCTTATTTGTTATCTTTGAGCCGAACATATTTCATTGATTGATAGCTTATAATAGATATGATTACTTTATATAATGGTTCAGAAGAAATAAAGCTCGAAGTAAAAGATGAAAGCTACTCTTATGAAGCGATCATGGAGGAGTGCTCATTAACTTTATATTTCGATTATCCCGGATATCTTGAAATACCGGTTGGCTCTTGGTGTGACTTCTATGGAAAGCGTTATTCTTTGAAGAAGGATAGCAATTTCAAGAAAAACGGTGAACGTAACTTCGAATATACACTGATTCTTGAAACGGGCAAGGCTGATACGATGTTGTGGAAAGTACGCCATACCGTTGACAGAAGTATTAAATTCTCATATACAGCTAAACCCAATGAGCACCTTCGGTTATTAGTTGAGAATCTAAATCGTCGTGGTATTGGATGGAAAGTTGGTGATTGCATCGAAGGTACAGAAAAAGTTATCAATTATAGTCATACGTACATTCGTGATGCTTTGAATCAGCTTGCGGATATGTACGAAACAGAGTGGGAAATAACCGAGGAAAATAATATAAAGACCGTTCATCTTCGTAAAGTAGAATATAATAAAGATAATCCTTTAAAGCTCTCGTACGGCAAGGGATATGGGTTCAAAGTTGGGGTAGGACGACAGTTTGGGGAGATACCGCCTGAAATAATTCTGGTCGACACGACAGATCGGAATATTGACTATTCTACGTACGGAGCAAAGAATCTATTGCTGCCAAAAGCTAAGACCCTTGTTTATGAAGGTAGAACTTATAAAACAGATGTGGATGGGACTTGTGTCATGCGTGCTGACAAAGAGCTTACAACAGCAAAGGAAGATAGTCTGGATTGCACGGCTATTTATCCTTCCCGTGTCGGTACTGTCAGTGCTGTTATTGAGGTGAACAAGGAGAATAACTTCTTTGACTTTGTAGATAAAGACATCCCGGAAGAGTTGAATTTTGAGGATTGTTTGATTGCAGGAGAAACAATGACGGTTATTTTCCAGACTGGTATGCTTACAGGCAAGGAGTTCGAAGTAAAGTATATCCATGAAGCGAAAGACAAGAAAGAGGCACGTCGATTTGAAATTGTTCCGCAGGAAATTGATGGTATTACTATGCCGGAGCCGGAAGTCTGGCGACCGAAGGTTGGTGATACATACGCAGTGTTCGGAATGCAATTGCCGAAGGCTTATATCTGTAACGATAGCACACAAACGGGTGCGAGCTGGGAAGCTTTCAAGGAAGCAGCCAAGTACCTGTACGAGCATGAAGATAAGAAGTTCACATTTACCGGCACGCTCGATGGAATTTGGGCTAAAAAACGCTGGTTGGAGATAGGCGGAAAGATTGTGCTAGGTGGATATGTGAACTTCTCTGACACACAGTTTCATCCAGAAGGTTCTCTTATCCGGATGATCGGAATCAAACACTATGTTAATAATCCATATTCTCCGGAAATAGAGTTGTCTAACGAACCGATAGGTACGTCTGTTTCAAGTGATCTGAACAAGATTGAAACTAACGAGGTGACAGTTATTGAGAAGCATAAGGACGCTTTACAATTCACTAAACGTCGTTTCCGTGACGCAAAGGAAACGATGTCTATGCTTGAAGATGCACTGTTGAATTTCTCCGGCTCTGTCAATCCGATAACCGTTTCAACCATGCAACTGCTTGTAGGTGATGAAAGTTTGCAATTCCGTTTTGTCAATTCAAAAACGAATCCGGTTCAATTAGCTCATAATATCACCTATAATGCCAATACTAAAATACTGAACGCTCCGGCAGGAATCATTCAGCATTTGACACTAGGCATTAGCTCTCTTTCTTCTTCCCACAAGGCAGATGAATACAAGTACTGGGATATGGCTGAATACAATTCTCCGGTGCTTATTGATCCGGTAAAGAAATATTATCTGTATGCCAAAGTTAGCAAGGAGAATCAAACAGGGACATTCCTCTTGAGTGAAACGGCTATTAAAATGGAACAGATAACCGGATATTATCATTTACTCACTGGAGTGCTTAATAGTGAGTATGACGGTAGTAGAAGTTTTGTCGAATTATACGGATTCACAGAGATTCTCCCGGGACGTGTAACAACAGAACGGATTATTTCGCCGGACGGAAAGACGTACTTCGATTTGGTAAAAGGGGAAATAGGCGGAAATATTCAAATTAAAGCCGGTTCCTCCGGATTAGAAAATCTATCTGAATGGGAAGATGCTCATCAGGAAATAAAGGATGCAGCTAAAGCGGCCAAGGATGCTGCTGATTCAGTGGAAGGACTTCATAACTATATAGATGGAGCCTTCGCTGACGGAATTATAGACGAAGCAGAAGCAAAAGCTATTGAAAAGTATATCAATACTGTCAACAATACCAAACAGGCTATCGAAGCAACTTACAATAAACTCTACACGAATGTTTATTTATCCGGCTCTGCAAAGATTAGTTTGCTCAATGCTAAGGTTACATTGATGGGAAGTATTGAGAACCTTATAAATGCTATCAATACGGTCATCGCTGACGGACAGGCCACTGTAGAGGAAAAAAGAGAGGTAGATAATAAGTTTACTCTGTTTAATTCAGCCTTAGCGACTTTCAACACAGCTGTTGAGGAAGCTAATAAGGCAATACAGGATAAACTAAAGGAATATTCCGACGAGGCACTGAAACAAGCGATACAAGCTTTAGAGGACGCTGCGAACGCAGCCAAGGCTGCACAAGATGCAGCCGATTCAGTCGATGGCTTACATGACTACGTAGATGGAGCTTTTGCTGATGGCATTATTGACGGGGCGGAAGCGAAAGCAATAGAGAAGTATCTGAATACAGTTAAGAATACGAAATCTGCCGTTGAAGCTACATATAATAAACTATACGTGAATGCCTATCTGGAAGGCTCTGCTAAAACAGATCTACTTAATGCTAAGGTTTCTTTGTCAGGTGCAATTGATAATCTTATTGCTGCAATAAATACGGCTATTGCAGATGGACAAACGACTGTTGAGGAAAAAAAGAATGTAGATGATAAGTTCGCTTTATTCAACTCTGCTTTAGCCAGTTTCAATACAGCTGTTGAAGGAACAAACAAAGCTATTCAAGACAAATTGAAAAGCTATTCAGATGAATGTACTGCTGATCTGAAAGTGCTCAATACTCAAATCTCTGCACAAGTTACGCGCGTCGATAGTTTGACGCAGCGGATAGATACTGCTGGTTGGATTACTACTGCTGACGGCAATAAGATATACGCTTCTAAAGAGCTGGAAAACGGGGACACGCTTATATCTTATATTAACCAAGCAGCAGGAGAAACGACTATTCATTCTTCTAAAATAAATCTGCAAGGCGCGGTAACCATCACAGCACTTCACAGTGATTTGCAAACAATGATTAATGCGAAGGTTGACCGCTCCGGGCTTGGTGGACTAGCTTTTAAAGATGCTGTTGAAGCTGCTCAACTCGGTAGTACAATTATTATAGGTGGGTATTTGAATACTGATCTAATTAAAGTACGCCGTATTGATGCTAATTCCGGCTTCATTGGCGGCTTCTCTATTAATGATGGGCGTTTAGTTTGGAAAGCAGGTGATTATTTTGGGGGTATTTCTCGTACTCTAAAATTAGGTTATAGTAATATGACCAAAGAGGGGGTTGTACATGTTACTTTCAACCCTGCTACTGATGGTAATTTCGGTGTTGCTGCTATTGGAGCGGGATTTGGGGGAAGTGCTGCTATTTATGGGTCTTCTAATCTTGGCAATCCTCGTTATCCAGATAATTATATTTATGCTGGTTTCTTCGATGGCAACGTAAGGGTACTAGGAGATGTAACGGCAAATGGATTCTTTCCGAGTGATGGCAATGGGAGCTATTGGCCTGTTATTTCAGATAGCACAATTACACTTTTAGATCCTTCTACACGAGGAAAGACTTTGCATATAGTAAAAGGGTTAATCGTAGAAATAAGATAAAAATTATGAAAGTAAATTTAAACAGAAACTTACTTGACTTTAGAGGTCGGGAGTTTGTCGAATTGGTGAATGGTAAGGAAAGTAAGAAATCTCTTCGTGATTTGGTTGCAGAGGCATTATTTGCAGCAGGCTCTAATCCACAGAAGAATATGGAAACTTCCAAGAAATTACGAGCATATAAAATGCTACAACAGATTATTAACAATCGTGGAGTACTTGATATTGAAACTGAAGATGCTGCTCTATTAAAAGAAATTTGTGGAGAGTATCTTACTGCAGGTACATACGGACAAATTTATGATTTAATAGAAGGAGGAAACAAGGAATGAACATCACAACAACTAACAGTACTGCTTCAACTAAGGTTACAGACGTTATCAGAATTAAATACAGAATGTCAACCCGTGGCACCGAAGCGGTCAAAGATATTACTGCCGAGATTGTCAAAGATGAAACGACTGTCGGATTCTTCAATGCATCACGAAATGGAGTAACCGGTTTCTCGCTACATGAGGATCATGGGCTAACCTCTGGCGAAGTGAAACAAGTGTTTCAGACAGCCATTGACGATTGTAGCGAAGTCTTTAAATAAAGTATTAATATTTTAGATAAATGATTATGGAGTATTTTAAAAACTTACTTATTGGATTGGTTACCGGCATAGCTGCTTATCTTAATCCTATCTCTGGGGAAATCAAAAGTCTTATTGCTGTATTTGCCCTCAATTTCATTTGTGGACTGCTTACGGCACTCCTTATCAATCATGAGAGCTTTTCATTCAAAAAAGCTTGGAAATGTATTGTAGAAGCAACTATTTTCTTTGCCTTGGTTAGTTGCATCTACTTTATTGGTGAACACAAAGGCAATCCGGAAGGCGCGTTACAATGTGTTTCATTTATTACGTATAGCGTTTTCTATTTCTACGGGGTGAACATTCTAAGGAATATCAAAGAGATTCTCCCTAACTCTAGTAATGGTTACAAGGTAGTAGCTTTCCTGCATTATGTTCTAAGCGTTGAGTTTATAAAGAACATCCCCTATTTAACGAACTACTTACAAAAAGGAGACGTAAAATGAAAACTATTGATGCAATTATCATCCATTGCTCGGCAACAAAGGTCGGGCAGGATTTACGTGCAAAGGACATTGACCGTATGCATAAACAAAGAGGGTTTAACCAAATAGGTTATAACTTTGTCATTGACCTGAACGGAATGGTAGAGAACGGTCGCCCGCTTTCCATCGATGGGGCGCATTGCAATACGAAAGGTTTTAGCGAATCTTCGTATAACAGACATTCTATCGGCATTTGTTACATAGGTGGACTAGATGCATCCGGAAAACCTGCCGATACTCGTACTTCGGCTCAAAAGGCAGCATTATGTGAACTGGTAGCGAAGCTTTGTAAGGAATATCCTATAATTGAAGTACTCGGACACCGTGATACTTCTCCGGATCTGGACGGAAGCGGGGAAGTAGAACCTGCGGAATACATAAAGGCGTGTCCCTGCTTCGATGTAAGGAGTGAGTTTTCCAACTTCTTACGCAATACAGTTATCCGGCCATGAGTCGGTTAATCTACATTATCATATTGCTGACGTCAGCAATATGGTTCATATCCTGCGGCAGTCACCGTTCAAACATGAAGCTGAATACTTCAACAGAAGATGCGTCTAGCAGGCAACGTAAAGATACATCTTCGACAGATAAGAAGGTTCAAATAACGGAATCAGATAAAGCTACTGAAACGGCTGAATCCTATGAAGTGAATTATGATACCGACAAACCAGTTGACCCGGTCACTGGTAAGCCACCAATAAAATCGGAAAAGTGGACCGGAACTAATAAGGAGTTAGATCATAATCGGCAGGAGGATATTGAAAAGAAAGAAAATTTGGTTTCCACTGAATCAATGTTTACCAAGAAACAGGAAAACATTCATTTGGAAGGGGATAAACAAAAAGACGAGTCAACCATATTTAAACAGATCGGATGGGCCGGAGCAGGAATAGCTCTGCTTATTATATCTTGTATCATTGCCTGGTTAGTGTACAAGAGGAAAAAGAAGAAAGATAAATAACCAGACCTTCCGGGGGTGAAAGAAAAAGCCCCCAGCCGTTAGTAAATGCTCTAACCTACCTACTAACAACATGCGCCAGAACGCACAGCCGGGGGCTTAAAGTCCTCTGCTGCGTTCTGGCGCATTTGCGTTTTGTGTAGGAAGGTTAGAGACTACAAATATAGTTACTAACGGTAAACTTGCAAAATAATGAAGAGGAATAATGCCGACCAAGTATTAAATGAAAGACTTCGGGCAGGAGGAAAAGCATTAAAGTATGTACATAGTAAATTTGAAGAGACGCAGACCTTTATTGGTAACTATTTGAAGTTTCCTGAAATTCTGTCTCCTATGGATTTTATAGGTAAGACTTTAAAGAAAGATAATAATTTGTAGATTGTTGAGGTAATTTCTATCTTTGCACCAACACTGATGTCATAATCAGTGTTGCGTTAAATGAGCCGTCTGGAATGTGAATTTCGGACGGTTTTTCACTAAAGTTGCAAATGTTCTACTATTGTTCTACAAAAAGTGGTTTTTGCAAATGTTAATTGGTTGATATATAGGTTAATGATATAATTCTGTTGTCAGATTCCGGTACCTCAGATAAGGGTTCGATTCCCTTCGGGTGTACTTTAAAGCTGTACTTGCAGAGAGTACGGCTTTTTATTATTGTATTTTCAGCCCATGTATGGTATATGATGTTA